TTGGCATCATTTGAGACTAAAATAATTCTAGCTTCGGTATTGGCCAATGATGCAAATACAATGTTTACTGCATTTGCTGTTGCAACATTGAGAGTTGATGTGTCTAATACATTACTTGAAACATTCAAAGTGATATAGTTTTTAGTACCACGACCGATGTTTTCAGTAACAGTTAAAACAGAACTGTTAGAGTAAAATTTAGTAAGATTACCACTATCAACGTCATTCACAAAACTAATCAACTGATTGGTAGTTGTGCGCCATTCATCAAATGTGTTATTCAGCGTAACGTTTGCAATAGGCATTTTACTTTACCAATCCTCTTAGAAGTTCTTTTATTTCTTGCATGTCGCTTTCAATCTTGTCAACTTTGGACAATTTTTCTTTTATATTATTTATCTCTGAGTTTACATCACGAACATTGTTCATCATGGCTTTTTTGCTTTTATACTCGCTCAGTACATTTTTATCAGACAATAGAACGGCTCCTGTTTTCATGTCTTTTCTAAGTTCTTCATGTTCTTTTATCTTGGCCAAATTCTGCATTAGTATGCATCCTCAGGCAACGCGATAGCTCTAACATCTAGAACATATGGAATAGAGTTTGCTACTGTGCTTGGCGCAGATAGGACAATCTTGATTGCAAATTGATTGAAAGTCTTGTAAGTTGTCGTGTCTGTGCTGTAAGTAATGTTGTTTGAAGTCAAAGATGGTCTGTATTCATATTCCACTGGATTTCTGTTGGTAGAGAATGAATACTGGCTGGTCTTTTGTACCATACGTACCCAGTTCTTTTCTTCAATACGGTCAGGATCCAATGCATTTCTTACCTTGTAGTACACATTGACATTTGATCCAGGAGGCTTCACAGCGGTCATGAAGATTCTTAGGTCGCCAGCATCAAAGCCATCTAGTAGAGTGACAGTCTTTGAGATATATCTTGCGATAGCTGGACCACCAGATGTTCCTGTTTCTGTTGATACGTTGACAACAGCACCTGTTCCTGTGCCGCCACCGATTGTTATAGTAACATCATCAACATATCCAACACCAGGACTGTCCACATAAATCGAAACGATGTTGCCTGTTGTAGCGTTGGCCACTGCCCAAGCGTTTGCGCCATAACCGACGTTACTTGTAATGGTTACATATGCGTTTGTTGCATCATATCCTGAACCTGGATTTACGATTGTAAATCTTTCTGGTGTTAGTCCAGTATCGTTAATCAGATTCTCGATTGTTACCATGTTTTGACGATTATGGAACACGATAGGAGAAACGTCTTTTCTTGCTGTGGATAGATCAACTCTAATATCAAGTGACTTTTCTTCTAACTGTGGATTGATTACCATATTTCTTTCTTCAAGATCAAATCTATTGTCTGGCTTGAAAGAAGAATACGCAGAAGCCATGGTCTTTGTAGAATTTGATACGCCCTTAAAGAGATAATCAAGTTTAGTAGAGTTCAACTCAATTGCGTCGGATCTTAGTTCATAAGAATCATAATATGTGTTAGCCTTGATATCATCAAAAGAATTATAAGCGTTGTTTGATGATAGCTCTCTGAGTAAAGCTCTCTTATCTTCTTCTAGATATAAAGTTCCTTTTGGTACTGTAAATTCTGATCTATTCAAAACGAACATCATATCTTCATCTTGAATTGGTGTCCAAGTTGTAGAGTTTTGAGACTTGAACAGAGATCCCATAAACGGTTGCTTTGAGATAATTCTATCTGTGCCAAGAATCTTTTGTCCTAGTTCAGCAGAATAGTAATCATATCCATAATCATCTGTCATAACAACTAGCGCATATTCAAAACCTGAGTTCAAGTAAACAGGACTTGAGAATGTGAAGCGTGTATTTGTGCTTGAATTAGCGGCATCTGGGAAATTAGATACTTTAATGTCTTCTACATCCAAAGTCGTAGTGGCTCCAGGAATAATATAAGAACTATCTGGAACACCGTTTACAACAGGTCTAATTTGAACTTCAACAGGCAGTGTTTCTCCCTTGTTTCTGAAAAACAAATCAACTGAAGAAATAAACACACCACTAGGATGTTCAACTGTTGAAACATAGAAAGTTTGAGCCACAGGATCTTTATATCCGCCGCCGCCGCCACCGCCGCTTTCTGGAACTGTTCCTGCTCCTTTTTTCGGAGGTGGTGGTACATAACAACCTTCCGCGTCTACCATTCTAGCTAATATGTCCCACACATATTGTCCTGTAACATCGGCAGCTTGAGACGAAGACCCGCCGCTTTCGTTTTGATACCAAATTCTAACGTATGTTCTACCTGAACCGTTAGAAGCTGTAGGAGTTGTAAACTTTGTTCCTGCAGGAGTCGACATAGTAATTCCTCCAAGTCTCCACATAGGCGGAACTGTAGTAAAAGAAGGAAAAAGATTCTGATTAGGAGAACCAGCAATAACACTAGCAGATGAAGTTAAATCGCTCACATACGCTATATGGGATATAGCGGATCTAAGAAGATTGGCATCACCAGAAAAAGGTCGAGTAGATCCACTCAAGATTTCTGGCTGAGGTCTACCTGAAGCAAATCCACAATTGCTCGGCAGTCTAATTTTGCTGGCCGAAGGTGTTGGCGACTTGCTTGGAGATGCTGGTGGTACAGGACTCTTCGTAACAGACGGAGTAACACCAGGTGAAAGTGTTCGTGTAGGTGTTGGTGTTCTAGTAGCAGATGGCGGCGGAGTTACTGGAGGGAATATAGGGAAATCAAAATCAGTGTCACGCTCAATTATCTGAGCGGTACCCAAATCTAGACCGTTAGCAGTAAATCTGTAGTCTGCTCTTGTTGTGTAGCTTGTTATGTCGTTTCTAGGATTGTCTAGAATTCTGAAAATTCTGTCTCCTGTGGTAAACTTCGCATCAGGATTTTTATTTGGATCTGGTACGTGGAATACACCAGAAACTTTACCGCGTGAAGCTACGTAAGATGTAGGATATACGTTTGATGAATACCAGCTTCTGTAATCACCTATCGTATAAATCAAGTCGGTTTCTTTTGGATTAATTTCAAAAGCAGGTTCTACTAGTGCGGTTCTAGTATTTGCTATGTATCCTATAATCTCAGCAGATTGACCAGCTTTTGTACCATTGACGATAGAGATAGTATTACCGATGTAGTAATCATCAGAAGCAGAACTTGCATCAAGACTCAACTGTATAGCACTGTTTGTGCTGTTAGCTCTTAGAAATCCTGAGAAATGTTCATAATTGCTGACAACAGACGAGTAATCTGTACCTACAACAGTTAATGTGTTTCCAACATTAGCGGTTGCATTTGCGGAATTAAACTCTGAGACATAAATTCTTACATTGCCTTTGACCAAATCTCTTTCTGTGTGAAGAATTCTTGCTTTGAAAGAACCTATCTGTATTTCTGCTTTTACGCCAGAAGTTGCATCGGCCACTCTAACGTTAGAGGTCAATTCTATTATGTTTGGTCTCTGAATAAGTCTATCTACTGACTTATCATCAAAGTAGAACCAGACTTGTCTGTTTGGTCGCAGTCTATATCCAAGAAAATCAATAGCAAGATAACGCATGTAAGGAATTATAGAAACACCAGTTATAACATCTCCGACAGTCTTATCAACCGTAGTTGTGTCACTAACAACCTGAGCATTTTGTAGAAGCACAGGACTTGGGTTCTCTTTAGGTGCAGATACAGGAATGGCAGTGTTTACTCCCGTAACAATAGAACTGGAACCTGTTCCTGTTGTTGGTGCCGAAGTTGTGCCGAATGTGGTTCGCGTATTTCGTGTTCTTGCCATCTTTTTAATATACCTTTTTGACCTTATACATTATCTTGACTGCGAATTGACAATGCTTTTATAGATATTATTTAGTGTCAGTTCATTTAATCCCTCATCTGTTATGATGATATCAGGATCTTTATAAGTTGAATACCATATATCTGCTTCCGGAGTCGTTATGATATTGCCTTCAAAAGCCGCGTACAAGAATTCGGCCACAGGAGCAAACTTGGTAGCAAATTTTTGTGACATAAACTCTGTTTCGACATATGCCAATAAAGTCTTATCTCTGGTTATAGTCACATCTGTACTTAATTGAGTATTTGCCTTTAGTTTTACACCTAATGTTTCGGCTTGATTCTGTAACCATCCTTCATTGAAATTTATAGCACAAGCATAATCTTGAAGTGTTGGATTACCAAGAGCGTGAGATGTAAAGCTGTCTACGAAGACGCCATACTTTGTTCTGTCTAGACCATCAACGTCAGGAATATTAATATCCAGAGCGTTCTTTTCTAGGGTGTTCAATGAAACATAATACTCAAGGTTCTCTACGCGCTTTTCAATACGACCGATATCTCTCATTGTATATCTCTTATTGTCAACATATTTCACAGAAACATTGCTTGGGTATTCTGTATACGGTGGAATACCAAGAGAGTAAAGAACCATTGCCGAAGAAGGAATAGAAGGTTCCTGAGGATACTTGGATGGAATACCTTCTATAACCAAGAATCTCTTATTTTTGTCTATCGCGATGATATCACGACGACCAAGATAATACTCATAGTCCAACTCAAAATCTGTTGTAGGCAGAGGAATAGCCACACCTTGTAGAGTGAAACTCGGTGCAGTATTTGTACCATTCTGTCTTGTTGGTCTGAAATCAATACAGTCTCTTAGTTCTATAACTTGACCGTCTGATTTTACAAACTGAGGAATAATAGAGTATCCGTCACCAAGATTTACGCCGTTTTCAAATATTGAAGTATTCAAGTCGGCATACGAATCTGCTATGAAGTGTCCGCCTCCACCTGCTGCCACATTTGAGTGTTCATAGTATCTGCAACAAACAATCAAAGGACCCTGACATGCAGCATAGTTTGGTCTTAGTCTGATTGAAGCATGGTCATAGAAGTTTTCTCTCTGACCGTTGTCAAGTTCATATCTGTTTGTTACATCATTATATCCTGTGATAAACTCGCTACCTGCAGGAACAGGACGACCCGCAAGGTCATAAATCTTAACAGCAGAAACGTCAGTTATGTAAAGACTTTCTTTTACACCAACTTTTCTGGAAGGATTTGTAATGACAACTTGTCCGTCTGGCAAATAAACATTGGCCGAAGAACCTGTTGGTGAGTTAAGCAGAGTGATAGGTGTATTGCTTGTCAACGTCTGGTCATTAATCAGGTGCAATATCTTTTGCTTTGCTGTCACACCAGGATCAAATTCTACCTTTGCAAAAACGATAGCAGAGAAGGTATCATTTGGATCTGTGTTACCTGTTGCAAATACTGCCTGTTCAGGAGAACCTGAGATCGTGACAGTTGGCTTGATAATATTACCGTTTGCTCTTGCGCTAGTCTTCTTGTCGGCGCAAACAATGAGGAAATTATTCATCACAGTAGAAGAAACGTTACTTGAAGATGTAGCACCTAGGAAGTTTTCGTTGCTTTCGACCTGAATGGCAGAAGAAACGCCTGCTGTGAAGTTTGTGGTAAACTTCTTTCTGTATGAGTAAGAGGCATTGCTGATGCCGTTTGCACCATATGCGATAAACTTATCTGGTAGAGGGAACAACAATGTGTTTAATGAAGTTTCGCTAACAAACGCACTACCGTTTGCAAAACCACCAGACTTGTTCAGTGTGGAAATATTGGCCGAAGCGTTTGATGTTGCTCCTGAAGTGAATGGATATTGCTTGATGAACGAATCTGCACTACCAAAATTGAACTCAATAGCAACATTTGATGTTGGACTTAGATTTTCGACCAGTGATGTTGTAAGAGTGATATTTCTTGTAGTTGCATCATACGAATCAATCGTATAAGAATATCCAGCACCAGTTCCATTTACAATTCTTAGAATTGCGCCGTCGTATGCGTTAGATACATCTGTTGTTAAGTTGTTAGCAAAAAGACGCACAATCGTATTGTTGTTAGTAAATGCAATGTTTGATGAAATGTTTATGAAGTTGGTATCTAGAAGATAGAACTCATATCTTCTGGCATTAACGTCTACATCACCAGAATAGAATTCTAAGTCTTTTATTCTACCGTAACCAATCTTTGTTTTATTGTATGTTTGAGTATTTGCCGTATCAACAAGATTTTTAGGTACACAGTGAATATCAAATACATCCATTACAGATGTGTCAAACGCACCAGTTAAACTATCTACGATAACGTAATTACCATAGTTCATATTAAGGTCAAAGGCATCAACCTTCTTTAACGTTCTGCCCTTAGCAATGTCCAATTCAGTTTTTGCAACAGTTTCTAGTTCATAACCAAAAACATAGGCTTTACCTGGAGAAAGAACAGCGGTAACTTTATTCTGCGGATCAATTCTATTTTCTTCAAGAGAAAGAGTAAATGGTCTTACAGTATAGTTGCCAGACTCATCATATGTTCTTCTGGCCAAAACTTCTTCGATTTCAGAATATAGAGGATACTGAGTTAATCTCTTGATTGTGCCTTCTTCCATGGCAGCAAGTTCAATGAACTTAGAATCGTCGGTACTCTCTAAACTTCTCGAAGTAAGAACCAAATCTGCTTTATATCTTGCAGCGCCTGGTGCCTGATAGTTGAATGATTCCTGTGCTGGATCTAGAAGAGATGAATCGGACTGTTCTGTAACAATAGAATCGTCCAATTCAAGACCAATACGACAAGAAGGTCTTATGTTGTACTTTCCAATAATTGATGTTTGTGCTGGAACTTTAATGAAATATCCATTATAGAAGAAAATACTATCTCTTATGTTGATATAAGCACTTTGAGAGATTGCTTCACTTGTTGCCGTATTAGCAAAAACATCAGAATTCTTAACAACAAATGTTTGATTGTCATCGAAAGCTTGATAAGAGATATAATTGCCGTGTAGAACTGGAGGATCAGTATCGGTAGCAGTTTCAGCCTTAGAGACAAAGAATTGTATTGTGTTAGCGGCATCGGTAGAAACAATGGTCTTGTTTACAAAACTATTAACGTCAATGGCAGTATTTGCAAAAGTTGGATTTAGATTGATAGTAGAATATGGTTTGTTACCAAAGACTAGTTCACCGCCAATAACAATCGAACCGTTCTGAAAAATATGACGACCAAAACGTTCGACCTGACTTTGAAGAATTGTTTGAAGCTGTGTTAGTTCTCTGGCCTGAACGGCATAACCAGGTCTGAAAAGAATACGATGGAAGTTCTTATCTTCGTTAAAATCATCGTAATATGGAAATACAGTAGTTTCTGTTGGAACCACCAGAGTATTTGCAACATTTGCTTTTGCCATTTTTATCTATATCCTAAAACTTTAATACTATCTTGAAATCTTCTATTTGATCCGATGATCTTTGAATTGGCTTGATGTTATCAATATATAGTAATTGTCCTGTATAAGGAGCCAATTCTGGCGTTGTATAAGGAACCGAAACTGTTCCTGTAGCGCCCGATGTTTCTCCGACCAAGCTTCTTGCTTCTGGCGTACCAGTAACATTTGAAAGCTTGACCTGATTTGTTCCGTTCCACTCTACCACCACACCAGTGAATGTTGCATTTGATGGCGATGTGCCTTGATAAACTATTTCGTCTTCTAAGAAGTCATCATCACCAACGCCAGAAAGAGATAGCGTTGTTAGCTGAGAGAACGCTGTATTGCTCTTGACTATGGTAGAGCTATATGAGAGCGGATCTTGAATAAGAGCTATCTGTCTAAAATCGTTTGTGACAGGGAATTTACCATTCTCATCATATCGCAATCTGGTATTAATGATAATGTTGCTACCACCCAATTCACGAATAGGATCTGAACCGTGACCACCAGGCGGACTGATGATGGCTCTTAGAACTGCGCCTGTTCCAGAAGTAGAATCGTCGTAGACTTGTACGTTTGCGTATGTATATCCTGTGCCTGGAACATCAACAGCAATAGAAGAAATCTGACCTGTCATTGCATTAGTTAGTGCAATTGCGTTAGCACCAGTGCCATCTCCTGTAATCGTAATCCATAGCTTTGTGTTGTCTGTATATGAACTACCACCGTTGACAACCTGAATGTGTTCTAGACCGCCAGGAATTGCATTTTCCTGTACCAACCACTGTAAAGAGCCATCATTGCTGAGTAGTGATTTGACTGGAATATATTCGTCTGTTGTGAATCTTAGCTGTTCAGCGGCAGATATTGTGTACATATACTTCCAGGTATAACCATCAACTTCGGTAACTGTTCCTGTGGTAATCTTTTGAATAGGAACGTTCTGAGAAGGTGCGCCATTGTTATTTGAAATACACTTGTAAACATCCCAGTTTGGTGTTACAATGTAGAACTTTGTGTTTGGATTGAATAAAATCAGCGAACAGGTGCAATGGTCATAGCGGTCATAAACTGTTCCCTGTGTCCAGTCTATTCTAGGAATGCAGTGATAAACATCATTACCTGTAATCTTCTTACCTGCAATCATGTTGCGATATACTTCGTACAGAGAAGTGACCGAAGAGTTGGCCTGAAGAGGCGCAGAATCGTTTGCCCATGCGGTAGACAATCCTACGGTAAAGTAAATCTTCGTATTTGATTCTTCGGACACGGATTCATGAAACTGTTCCGCATTCAAGATGTTTAGATTTTTAGAATAAACTGATGCCATTTTATTTTCCAGATATTTTACATATTTATATTATGATAACGAAAGAAATCCAACATGGACATTACCAGTACCAGAAATAAGAGTTGATGTGTTTATAGCACCAACATTGTAGCTGTTTGCATCCATAACACTGATAATAGTCAGAATACCATTAACTTGATTGGCTTCTGGGCCGTCAACGTATTCGCTGTATATTGTTGTGTTGACGCTGTAACCGTGACTGTTTCTAGTGTAGGTTATCACATTGTCTGCGATGTTGTATCTTGTCAATCTCATCACCGAGTTTCCGGTAGTTCTCACAGAAGTTACCTGAGTGTTTAGTGTTTCGCCATTATCAAAGGTAAGATACTCACCAAACAAGCTCATACCTGCAGGATGCACCAAGTCTTTCAGTGCTTTTCTATACTTTGAAATTGCCTGCTTGACGCGAACAACGTAAGAGTAGTTGTGATAATACTTACCGTCTTGCAAGAAGTTGAAGCTGCTGAGATGACCATCATCGTTTAGATAACGACCTGGATATGTATAAACACCTTGAACGATTGTTGCGTCTACCTGTGCCGTACCAGAACCAAATGCTTTCAGATTGATTACAGGCGGAGTTGCGTATCCAGAACCACCAGAGATGATATCAATTTTAAGGATTGCGCCGACATCATCAGAGGTGCTTACCAATCTTTCACCATCACCAAGAACGGCGGTAACAATGACGTTTGCGCCAGTGCCTGTTCCTGATATGACGTTAGCGGTTGGTAGTTCGTCAATGCTGTAACCAGAACCACCAACGTAATAACCAGGAACTTCTTTGAACTTGACGCCTGTGATAGCACCAGTCGCATTGACAGAAGACACGTATCCTCTTGCACCAGTACCTGCACCTATTGTAGCAAATGGTCTGTTGATAAACTCAATCTCATCATTTACGACATAACCAGAGCCACGATTGACGACCGACATTTTACCAAGAATACCCAGATTTCTAATTCTTGTGTTGGCTTCTGCCGTTAGTGAGATGTTACCTGTATAGTTATTTCCTCCTGCTAGAACAAGAATTCTTTGAATTGGACCTGTGTTAGCATACGTGAAGAATACCATAGAATTGGCCAATGATGTGTTGGCATTGGGCTTCTTGATAACTTGGAAAGGTTGATTTGTTAATGGACCAGGTAATCCAGGACTTACTACTAACTGGTTTGTTATGCTGTTAGAAGACATGATTCTAACGTTTGTTCCAAAACAGAATAGATTATCGTATGTCTCAAAGAATACGTTAGAGTTGGCTTTCCATGCAGATAGATTGATTAGAGTTGCCGTACCAGATCCGCAGCTTATCGTTAGATTTGACCATGCAGAGAATGGTGCTTTTAGAACCACAACTCTTTCAAACGATAAGTTGCCTGATATTGAAGGAGTAAATTGGATGTTTGTGGTATTTACTGTATTTGATGTGATATACAGAACATAGCTGGTAGTAGTCAGGGTATTGTATACGTTCAATGAGTCGCCTGTCTGGAAAAAGACATTTGAGTTGGCAATCTTTTGATTGAAGTATAGCTGACTGACTGTTGTTCCTGATATTGTATTTGCAACCAGATTAGATGTGTTTGCAGGAATAGTTACAAGCACTGGGTCTAGATTTGGATAAGCAAACGTTTCATATGTATTGCCAGAAAGACTGCCGATTACCGTATTTGCCTCTGCACCAATTAGAGAGATAACAATGTTATATGTGTTAGGATGGTGGCTTTCATCTGTGTTAACAAGAGAAACGTTTGCGTTTGCACCAGATCCTAGACCACCAGAAATGAAGATGATGTTGCTGTTCTGAAATCCAGCACCGCCATCTAACGGCGATATAAACTTGATTGCTGCTCTTGAAACTTCTGAGATAACAATAATAGCACCAGAACCCGTATTGCTCTCGACGTTTGCAGTCTGACCAACAGAATAGTTGTTGCCTCGGTTAACGATATCAGCGCGAACAATAATACCAGAGAACACGTTTGCAGATATATCTTTTGTAAGACCTTCCTCTTCAAAGGTGGCTCTAATCTTTTCACCAGCAGAAAAGTCTCTGACTTGATTAGATACCTTGAGTTCTTTTACTGCCACACCATTTTCATAGTAAACGTCTACCGATTCAATTGTTGCGGTAGCATTTGAGGTGTCACCACGAATTTGTCTGCCTGTGAAGTTCTTAACAGTAAACAATCCAGGATCGGCAACGTTGTTTACCTGAACATCAAATACTTTAAGAGACTTTTCCTGATACCACTTACCGTCAGAGGCCTTTAAAATGTCGCGCTTTGGATAATAAAAACTGGTGTCTTCGTCATACAGAATAGACATAAGAAACTGAATAGACTTTTCAGTACCGCGCGCACGATAGAAGTCCTTAATGTGCTTTATGATAAAGTCTTTGTCTGCGATAACATCTTTTGGAATTAGATGTAGAAACTGTGAGTATAGCTGTTCTGAATACAAATCAATTGTGCGGTCAACGTCAAGCTTGTCCTTGAACTGCTTTGCACGATTGATAGTCTTGCCTTCCTGTTCCAAATACTCATAGTATGCCTCAATGAAACGAACAAAGTTAGGATGATCGTTCCTTACAAAGAACGGAGACTGTGAGTAAATGAAATTAGAAATGCCAGTATTTGTATTTGCCATTATTCTGGTTCTACACTAAGCTGAATTGCGTATGAGTCGCCCTCGTCAATTGATAGAATGCGATTTCTCAGTGGATAGATAAGCTGACTTTCAGAAGGAACATTGAACGTCAGCGTGTCTGCTGGGTAATAATCGTTTGGTGAAAGCGAAACTGGCTCAAAGTTCTCAAGGAATATTTCGCCTGTCTCATAGTCTATTGTGCCTGCTGTCTCATTTATAACAACCTTTTCGCCGTTTGTCTTGTAGTAGTATGTTCTGAGAATACCTGTCTTTGCTTCTAGAACTGCGGTTGCTGTTGCCTCAGAGCCACCACCGCCATCAATTGAGACAATCGCTCTGGTATAGTTTGTTCCGCGATTGGTCATGGTTATTGTTGTTACGCGACCATTTACAATCTGAGCAGTGGCAGTGGCGCCGATGCCGTCTCCACGAATAGTCACTGTCGGAGCAGTCTTATAATTTACACCTGGATTATCAATTGAAATGCTTTCTACGCCAGTGAAAGATTCTGGTACTTCTTCAATGAAGACATTACGAACAACACCAGTCAAATCTTTAACTTGTACTTCTGGGAACGTATACAGCTTAGATAGGTAGTCACCCTTTCTCAAAGGCACATTGAACTTGACACGCAAGTTCTGAGGCTTTTTAAAACTTAGAATGACGCGCTTTTGCAGATAAACTTCCAAGTCAGATCCTGTGATAGACTTCTCTGCATTTTCGATATAAGACTGAAGCTTTGATTCGCGGAATACAGAATCAAAACGCTTCAACTCTCTGTCGTTATAGTCTGAGATTGCGGCCAGTACCAGATTTGATATCTCGCCTTGTGTAAGAGAAGTCTCGTTTGGATTATACTTGACACGACATATCATGGTAATATATTCGTAATCTGGATCGACTATCTCTGGAATAATAGTCATCACGTTACGGCTCTTAATCAAGTCATTCTTGATATCTTCTTTTTGTGCCGTGGTCAAAATGAAGTTCGTTCTTGGCTTAAGAGAAAGATATACCTTACCATAAACAACTGGATCATTATCTTCTCCACCCCAAACCGAAACAGATTCAATATATGGGAAGTCTCTTGTTATGATGGTTTCGTAGTCGTTCTTTGTAACGGCTCTGTTCTGTACTGTATAGAAGTAGGGCGCTCTGAAACGAATATCTTCTACTGTTTCTTTTGCTCTGGCACCATATGTTGGTGTTACTGTTGTAATCTGAACATTACTGCTATACTTACCACCAATCTTGTCAGTAAATGTAAACACGTTGATGGCATTGGCAGCAGAACCTACGTTGTCCAAATATGTGATGTTGATTATCGAACCAATCTTTGGCTTCTTACCAATAATATCATCACCAAACTGTATGGCATAATTTAAATCGGTATCTTCTTCAATGAAATATGCGGCGGTATTGCCTTGAACCAGTGTAATATCGTCATATAGAGAATATACTGTGGTATAGGTATTTGTGCTGGATTCTTGGACAGTAATTAATAGAGTAGAGGTGTCTACGTTCGCAGATGGTATCTTAAATCTGCGGCGAGTATTCTGAGCGTCCATCAAAAACTGGCGAGTAACCACTTCGCCTTGCTTGATGTTTACGTTTGCAAATGAGAATGAACCATTTACCTTTGATGCTGTATTAGAATAAAGAGTAACAAACGGATAATTGATGCCATTGATATCGGCACCTAAAAGTCTGGTATACTTGTCCAGCGTGACTGCCTGTGCTGTGGTATCTTCTGAGCCTACAGTTGGAGTTACTTTGATATTGATTTTTGTTGCTGCACCCTCGCTGCTGCGTGGAGTATAGTTCATAAGCTTTGCAATGGAAATCACAGACTCGCGCAACTGAGCGGTGTCTAGGAATGATTCATTGCCTACCATGTTCAAATAATAGCCCATGTAGTGAGTATTATAGGCCAGAAGATCCAGCAAAACAGACATACCAGAACCTTCGAAGTCAAAGTCTTGGAATTCAGACTGACTGCGAAGAAAATTCTTTAGGTTTGTTTTGATAGTATCAAAGTCTAGCTCTGCTATTCTTAATGAAGTGTTTGCTGTACTCATCTAATGCGCTCTAAAAATAAGTTGATAATTGCTGGTTCATTAGTATTCAAAATTCTTATGTATAAAGACACATTATATCCATTATTATCTAAGTCAAAGCTAACTCTCAGGTCTTGGATAGCAACACGAGGTTCGTAGTTCGTTATCACTTCTCGAATAGCATTGTTTAGAAAATTAGCAGTAATTGGTGTTGCATTATCAAAAAGCAGCTTCAAAGCATTTGAACCAATATACGAACGAAACGGTCTGTCATAGAAATTAGTTAATACCAAGTTTCTGACAGACCTTTTAATTGCCTCAACACCAGTTTTTTTCATGACATCCTTTGTAGTAGGATGTGCCATGAAATCTAAATCTAGGTCTGCGTAGTCTTTTTTTCTTGCGATAGTGTTTATCATGTCTTTATTTATGCTACTTTATCTGGGTCCACCAGCGTTAGGATTAGGATTAGTAGGAACAGGAAGATTGATTGCCATATCATCTGCATCTTGGGCAATACCTGAATTGAGATGCATCGGCGTACCATCAAATGCCATCATGCCACCAGACTTTATTGTAAACGTGCCCGACGAAGACATGACCATGTTTGTGTCTGTTTTAACATGCATAGCACCGCCAGCATGGAATGAAAGTTTACCTGTTGTGCCGATACCAAGGTCACCTTTTGAAAGAATAGATGCCGGCGCGCCCGTAGAAGAAATAGATAAACCACCGTGAGAGGCAATGGATGTAACGCCCTCGGTTGTTATCTCGGTTGATCCTTCTATTTTAGTGGTCATATTCTTGGCCGATGTGTCCATATTACCACGTATTGTCGTATTCATGTTTCTGGCAGTAATGTTCATGTCGCCATGAACCGTCGTATTATGATTGCCCCAAACAGTTGCATTGTGGTCGCCCTCAATTAATAGAGAGCAATCGCCCTTAACAGTAACGTCTTGGGCGCCCGTAATCATAACTCTATTTTCGCCAAAGACAAATGTATATTGGCCATTATGTGAAACAAACTGAATTGCACCCTCAGGCAAAAACTGTATCATGGAGCCAGAGCGATGCTGAAGCGTCACACTTTCTGCACCTTTACTGTCGTCTACGGTATACGTATGTCCTGAGCGACTTCTGTGCGTATAAAAATTGTTAGGCTGACCTGCGCCTGGCAAGTCTCTGGCATCTTTCTTACCATCCCACTTTGGTGGTGTTTTTAACTTACCGCTAGTCTCTACCATAATATTTCTCCTGTCTCGCTTATGCTAACTGCTTCAAGAAATTAAGACTTAATTGTTTTCCGTTCATTGAATATTCTACTAAACTATTTACAGCTTTTCTTGGATCGCCACCTGGTGCCACGTTCTTTTGCATTTGCTGTACTGCTTTTGTCATCTCTTCTGGTGGCAGTCTTTTAAACATATCACTCATGACCTGTGATGACTGTCCAAACATATTGACACCTGGAAATACTCCTGGAAACTGTACACCATTGGACATTAATGATGTGAAAGCTTCTATTAGTTTCTGAACTGGCTCAGGTAGATTTTCAGTGACATTACCAAGAGGATCAATCTCTAATGGTATTGTGCCAAAGGGACCGCCTAGAAAATCTAACGTAATCGAAGCCAGACTTTCTAGTCCAGCCAAAGAAGGATTTGATTGTAGCTGCTGAAACGCGCTTACAATACCTGTAATATCTCTTGCCTGCGATAATAAATTGGCAGCATTTTGAAAAAATACATCAGGATTTACTTTGGTAGCCGTATTAAAAGAACCAGACTGGACAATCTCAATTGTCTGAATAAGATTTGAAACAGCATTTAATGCATTTGCCACTTCAGGTGGTAAGTTTTTAAACAACTCGTTCTTTAATTCTGAAGGCATATTATCAAGTAATGAGCCAATCGACATATTCATGCCTGGCAAACCGTTCAACATATCAGACGTTAATACCTGAGAGAATGCCTGAATAGCAGTTGAAACATTAGTAACTTGAGGAATAACCATACCTATCAGTGGCCAAAGAGCCGCCGTCGATGGTATACCCTTAGTCATGTTTGTATTGTATGCGCCTTTTTCTACAGGCGGTCTGGTTTCTGCTTCACCACTACCTGCTTTTGGCGGCATATTTAAATTAGGCATGACAAAGTTTCGTGCTAGTTCTAGTGCAGGATTTGCCCAGCCAGCGCCCATGCTATTACCAGGTATACCAAAGTCTTCGGCAATATCACCAGGAATAGCAGAAATAAGTTGAATTAAATTTTGTCCACCCTGACCTTCATACTGATAACATAGCACCGCTGAACCATTTTCTGGCGGAGCATTGTTATTAGTCATGCCGTGTTGATTGCCCTGAGAAGAGTTTCGGCTATATCCTATGTGATTAATGTCTACGCCTTTGCCGTGTATTTCTGGACATATAATCTTTACACCACCAGACTGTTGCGGGTCTGCGTTTTCGGTATCACCATAGCCACCTCGCGCAACAATTCCGTATAGCATTCTGCCTTTATTTGGTAAATTAAACATATTAAACGATACCTCCGCCCACTGTATCAGCCACACAGTCCATTGTGGTTGTTGAATAGCCGCCAGCTTTAATGTTATGTGTCAGACTGTGAATTAAATATAGTCCCCATCCATAATTATCATACTTCTCAGTCTCTTTGTTCGGGAAATAAACTTCAATCATCTTGCCTGCATGTAATACTGGATTCCATGGCACTGTAAGTCGTAGTGCAATCTTGTCTTGTTCTAGCAAACTCATACGAGCTTGGCGCAATAATAGATGCTTTTCTACATCAGAATTACAGGTATCTTGGCGCTTTGACGAATTGAAGTTGGTAAATGAAGTCATATACTGTCCACCACCTATACCACATCCTGCTGCTTTATTACCAAGCAGATGGTATGATTTCAGCATGGGATTAATAACCACCAAAGAAGACATTTCTTTTTTATCTAGGTCTACGCCATTTAATATGTCAGAAAGATAATCGAAATCGCAAGGAAAGCTGTAGGTCAATATTGACTCAGGATGACCAAAGCCTGCCATATTGCCAGACTCTTGATAGAAAAATCTGGCCACACCAAAGTTATCAGCAGTCAGGCTGTTGAGTGATTTAAAGTGGTGTGTGCCTCTTGGGTCACCCTTACTGAAATTTTCATATGTCATGTAGTGAATAAAAGACGGGTCATTACCATTTGCCAGTGCAACGTCTGCCTGCTGGTTTATTACCTGAAAAGGATGAATATTTTCTGCGATATAATCTCTTGCAGGACTAGACGACTCGACCTGTTTAGTCTTTGCGCCCACACATGAAGAGAGAACTTCGTTGACAATAGCAGATGGGTTTACGCATTTCCATGACTTGGATACCAGATTTCTGGCGTCATCTAAGAGAGAATCATCGCATCCTTGCAGCGTAAATTCTTCCGTGTTATTATTCAGCAGCTTTCTATTTTCTAGTCTGTATATTCTGGTAGACAGTTCAAGAAAATCCAGCATACCAAAGTCTTTTAAAATAGGGCGAATGACCTTAATATCCACGACGGCAGATTTAAAATTGTCTAAGACTTTGATGACTGGATTATGGAAAAAGCTATGAAATTTAATAGAAGTCTGTAATCCAGGAGTTAGCAGACTCTCTGTCAGTGTTATTTCTTTTGCGCTCAGGTCTGCAAAAAGGTCATCATTTACACCATTAAATGATACCTCAAATGAGGTTGTCGTAAGACCTGAGAATGCTTTTGGATCTGATACTTCTAAAGGTGATGCCATAATTTTTAAGGTCTTCTACCAAATACTCTTTGGTTTGTTATGTTGTCAAATTCACCCATTATTTGTGGATAATATCTAGGTTGAATTATCTTAATTAGTCTTTTGCTTTCGTTCAATTCTTCTTCATAATCATAGTATGAAACTCTATTGCGTGATATCGTTTCAAACACTGTTTTTCCTGCTACTGTATATGTAGAGAAGTCTGTGGTGTCGGCAATAGTATTATAGGCATCCATCGGTGCTGCCGGCAAATCTATTTTCAGAATTGTGCCATTGGCAGCAGAGGAAGAGCCGATAAGAAACTGATAAGCCTTGGCACTACCGAGCGTATTGGCCAGAACGATTTGACCATTTGAATTACTCCAAGCAATGACTTGACCTGAGAATGTATTAGATGCATTGGAAGGTCCGACATAGACAATCTCGCCCACACCATAGTCTGTCTCTACATCAATGATAGTAAGAATACCATCCGTCAGCTTGGTTTCGTTTACTTCAAATTTAGTTGTCGTTGTTACCTGTGCGGATGGATTTTCACGGGTAACTACTTTTTCGTAATGATGCCAGTTTGTTTTAGCCCATTCAAGCGAACCATACTTATCAATAATATACTTCTCAAAAGTCCTACTGTCCATTGGCCAATCATAATATGGGTCATATATGTTATTGGCATAAAGAATAATCCAGTGTGCTTCTGCACTACCATATATTTTTTCAGCTAATATTTCAGGTCTATCGCCGTCTTTTATGATGTAATAATAGTAGGCATTAATATTTGTTTCCATTACCTCTTTAATGATACCGACACGAAATAGAACGTTCGTAACGGTATCAAGATCAGACAGCAGCTTCTTGTCTACTGTATATCTGATTAATGGAAATTTACTGAAAAAGCTGGCCATTAGAATCCTTGCAACACTCTTCTCTTGTGGACGATTTCAATCTCTCTAAAACCAAGACTTAAACGAACAGCCACAGGACTACCATCTTTAAATGTCGAATACACACCACCCTGTGGAGCATAGTCAATATCTATACGTTCTAGAACACAAGTATTAATTCGTGGTAGATTTAGATTTTCTACACCCTGCCTAAAGAAAGTAATATCAAATTCGGCTGGTGGAATAAAGAAAAAGCCGCCTGTGCCCAATTCTGGTGCAGCATGGTATCTTAGAGTTTGTATGATATTTTTTACCGTTACTGCCTCTGACTGAGTTCTTGGTGCCAGAAATACCTCAAACATCCACTGACGCTGCGGACGAGTAGCAAACAATACTTCTACTCTTGGATTGATAGGATATCCTGATATCTTGGCACCATTTTTGACAACCTGAGCAACACCAGCAGCCAATGTACCAACTCGTTCACTGACAGCTTCAAACAGCGCAGCGGTCTTACCACCTATTGCCTCGACGGTACCTCTTGCGAGTGAAGACAATATTGTACCACCCATGGCCGTCAACGAAGCCTCTTCGTATTTGTTGTCTTCTGTATATACTAGTCCGCCGTTAGGCATGTGTAGAGCGATTGATTCTGCTATTCTTCTTGTGCTTCTAGGTATCGAAAACGTTTCTCTGGTTGTTCCGTCATTGACGCCAAAAGAAGTTCCTGATGGGAAAAATGTCTGTTGATTATTATATCTGAGATTATCGACCTTAGAAAATTCATTATCTAGAATTTTACCAGGCCAGTAAGCCGAACGACTTTCACCGCCAATATGTACAGGAACGTTTATATTAATGACCATATAATGCGAGTTGTCCTGCATGGTCAAGTCTTCAGGAAAAACGCGGTAGTTAAAATCATACTCAGACTGTTCTAGTCCAGTAGGATCTGTAACAGATAGATTAAAGATATCATCAAATGACGCTAAGTCGGAAACTGTATCTGCTGTAATGTTGGGATCTGTTCCTGGTGGTAATGGATTGCCTCCTGGATCTGTAGCAAACTCGGTCATTTTAGTTCCTTATAAGTTATTCTATATATTTATATGTCATACAAAGGTAAGTTTTCGCCAAAGAACCCAAAGAAATATAAAGGGGATCCCACGAACGTCATATATCGTTCGCTCTGGGAACTTCGTGTTATGAAATATTTAGATGATAATCCGGCCATTATTGAGTGGAGTTCGGAAGAAATAGCTATACCATATCTATGTCCTACAGACAATAAATGGCACAGATATTACCCAGACTTTGTAGTGAAGGCCAGAAAGAACGATGGAACTGTGCAGACTATGATACTGGAAGTAAAGCCTAAGAAAGAAACAATGGAACCTAAAGTGTCTAAGAAAAAGACTAGGAAGTACATTACTGAGGTAATGACATGGGGAAAGAATCAAGCTAAGTGGGCTGCTGCTTCTGAATACTGTGCTGATAGAAACTGGCAGTTCAAGCTAATCACAGAAGATCATCTAGGTATTAAGTAATAGTATTCATTCATACAGGACATAGCCATTATATATGCTTGTCAAGTAGTAGTCAAGCAAAAAATCAACATAAATAGAATTATGGCTCAAACAAAATATACATCAAAAGAACTATTTGACTGGATGACAGAGAAGGCACGTTCAGCGTCTTCTATGCGTAATCGTCTTATGCAAATGGAAGGTCAGCAGAGAGCCACCACCACCATAGGCAAAATGTTCTTTTTCAAGTACGATCCAAAGACAAAAGCCAAGCTGCCGATATACGATGTTTATCCGCTTGTATTTCCGATGGAATTATACAACGATGGGTTTCTGGGCCTTAATATTCACTATCTGGATCCAGGTCAGAGAACCAATCTGCTAAATCGTCTCCAAGAGTATGCCACGTCTCAGAAGTATACGCCCAAGACGCGCCTACAGATATCCTATGATTTACTGAGTTCAACAAAGAGCGTGAGGTCGATACTTGGCAGCACGACAAAACGATATCTATTTGGACACGTTCGTTCCAAGTTCATAGAAATACCAGCCACAGAATGGGATAAAGCGTCTCAATTGTCACTAGAACTATTTATCAGGAAGACTTAAAATAAAATGTCTAATATACCAGTAACAAATCCATTAACAACCCTGTCTATGAATGATGCTAAATCTGCCATGTCTAGGTATGGTGGACTGGGTAAGTCTGCCAGATTTGCTGTAAGAATAATGCCAGCCAGAGTACATCTAGGAAAAGGCTATGGAGACTTTGTTAGAGATTTTACCTATCTATGCGAATCAGCAGAAATGCCTGGCCGCGGCTTCATGAGCTTGGATGTTCGCTACTATGGTCCAAATCAAAAGTTGCCATATCAGACAAGCTATGAAGACACCACAATGACTTTTCTTTGTAGATCAGAATCATTTGAGAGACAGTTTTTTGACGACTGGATGGAATTAATTAATCCAACAAACTCTTTTGATTTCAATTATAGAGATGAGTATGAAACGACAATACAGATAATTCAGTTGGCCGAATATGGCACCTCTACAGGAGCAGGACCATCGACACAATCTGGTACTTATCCTAAAGAGACATACAGAATAACACTATACAACGCCTATCCTGTATTGGTAAATCCACAACCAATGACATGGGCAGATGACCAAATGCAGAGATTGGCCGTAACGTTTACATATCATAAGTGGAGAAGAGAAGGTTATGATGCTGCTGTTACATCAAATCCAGATTTAGTAAAGGGTAGAAAAAACACTTTCCGATCAACAACACCTAATAGAGAATGAAGGAATATTATAGTATGTTACCTAAGATTGACTTGCCAACATATGATATAAAGCTGCCATCTAACGGACAAGAATTGAAGATCCGTCCGTTTCTAGTCAAAGAAGAAAAGCTTTTGCTGATGGCTGTGAAAAGCGATGATGCCCATGAAATCATAAAGACAACAAAACAAGTTATCAATAACTGTATCATTGCACCAGAAATAAATGTAGATGCTTTGCCGTTTTTTGACATAGACTATCTTTTTATCGCTCTTAGAGCCAAGTCCGTTGGTGAAAAGATAAACGTAAACTTCATCTGTCAGACAATGAAAGACGGAGAGAAGTGTGGTGGTAGATTTGAAGCTGCCATTGATATTGCGAACATAGAGGTAGAAAACAACGATAAAACCAAGCTAGAAATCAAGTTCAACGATAATCTGATATTCTACATGAAGTATCCAACATATTCTGTAATGAGAACCATAAACGAAAAGCAAGACCAGCTAGAAACAAAAATCAAGATAATCGTATCTTGCATAGACAAAATCTTTTCGGGCGGTCAATTTTATACACACAAAGACATGACGCCGGCTGAGACGCAGGAATTTGTTGAGAGTTTGACACAGGAACAGTTCGGCAAACTAGAAGAGTTCATAAAGAATTTTCCGACGTTCTTAGCAATAGGTGAAGGACAGTGTCCAAAGTGTGGTAAAGTTCATAGTGTGAGGTATAAAGACTTCATAAATTTTTTTCAATAATGTTTGGATATGATAATGCGGTAAACCACTATAAAACAAACTTCTCGCTGGTACAGCATCACAAGTATTCGCTGACTGAGCTTGAAGCTATGATACCTTGGGAAAGATATGTGTACATTGATTTGTTATCAGACTTTTTAAAGAAACAAGAGCAAGATAGACGCGACCGCGAAGCGGCAGCAAGGGCAAGTAAGAAGAGACGTTAATGGCAGTAAATCCTATTACAAGCGAAAGTTTGACAGTTGACTATAAATCTTTGATGAAGATTCCAATTGCCGACCGCGTAAAAGCGGCAACGTCAGTTGACACCTTTGCTCAATCAATTCTGACAGCACTAACTCCCATTGAAATTGCCAAAGCTTTTCCAGATTATTATAGACGACAGCTTCCAGACATTTCAAACTTCTTGGCCGCAACGCGCTATCTTGACGGGGGTGGTACGCCACATCAAACAGGCGGCGGTGAGCAGGGCTATACTTCTGCTGGTAAATATGATGGCGAAACTAAACCGAAAGGTAAGAGACCCGCTGATGTACCTAAACCTACCGTCGCGGAAATGAAAAAGAAGCTGCTAGAAAAGGGCGTTGACGTTGATAATGTCTATAACGTTATTGGTGAAAATGGTGTGCTGGCAGGAGATAAAAGAATTAGTTTTCTGAAAAATCTATCCAAAGAGGAATTAGCCAAAGCTGGTCTACAAAAAGTTGAAACCGAAGACGGCAAAACTTTAATAAAAGAAACTGCTACTCAAGCTTCTACGATGAGTGATGAACAGATAGCAACCGAACTTAAAAAAGAAGCAGCCAGTGCAGAAGGGACATATAGACCTGTTTATCCGCTTTCTGATGTAGATTTAAGCGATGCTGTTATTAATACGATTGCTGGTGAGGCATTATCTGGTAACAAAGAAAGCATAGATGGCGTCATCAATAATATGTTGAATAGAGTGGGCGCAGATCCAAATTGGAATAATCTAAAAGATGTTTCAAGAGCACCCGGCCAATATGCAGGTTACAAGGTCGCGTCGGATGAACAGGCGGCTTTTATTAGACAGAGAATAAAGGAACTTTCTTCGGGTAAAGTTCCGAGTAATATTGGAGCGGCAACAGAGTTTAGAGCAGAGTATTATGTTAAGGGTGAAGGTTACGGAAAAACCTTTGAAAGACAGGCAAGAAAACAAGGATACTTACAGCCAGGACCAGGCGATAATATCTATGCTGAGACTTTTGCTGCGGGTCCTTATGCTCCAAGAAAGCAGGAAGAAGTTGAAAAGATAAAGACTGAAAATGCCGCTAAGATGAATAAGGCTTATACGCCAGAGGAAATCAAAGAGGCAAGACAAAAACTAGTACAAGAAGAAGAAGCTAAGAGACAAGCCGCACTGGCTGAAACCCTATACGACCGAGCTTCTCCTACATCTTCAGAGGCAATTCCTGACAAAACACAAAAAACTAATGTTAACATTGGACCATTAGAAGACCCTTACGAGTTTTGGGCAGCCAGAAATCCAAATAAAGCAATATTAGAACACAACGGCAAAGCCATTGATCGTGAATACTTGATGACTGCAATGATGGCAGCTAAGAAGTTTGAAGCGGAAAATCCAACAAAAAGAATTGAGCTTTATGGACCAGGAGCAGGTTATGATGTTCCTGGAACAGCACTTGGTGGAACAAGAGATGGCGGACAACATTTACAAGGCAATGCTGGCGACTGGGCAATCTATGATATTGATCCAGAAACGGGGCAAAAATTAAAAAATCAAAGTGGTGCTTACGGCAACTATTCAAACAAACCAAATCACGGTGGAATTGATCCTGAAGGATTTGCATTGTATAATGAGTTTATTCAAAACCAGGAACTGGCACGTATATACAAAGCAAATCAAAATGAAGGCGATTACGGTTCATGGGGCATAAGAAATGGTATGCTGTTCTCAGATGTTGAGTGGGATGCCATGCATAGTGATAAAGCAGGCAAAGTTGATCCTAGAACAGGAATATCTGCTCACACAAGTCCTATAGGCAGAGGTAGTGTTGCAGGCGGATTATCTGAGAGTGCTTTAGCGCAATTAGGTATTGATCCTAATTCTGAGGCTGGCCAAAAACTAATGACTGGCGTTGCAGAAAGATTTGGAACAGGAGAAGATTTAATTAAAGCCGCTGAAGAATCTTACGGCCCAAAGAAGGAACCTACAGTTGCTACGGTAGAACTTGAAGAACAACAAGCCGAAGCCGCAAAAGCTCCCTCAGAAGTTCCTAAACTGGCTCTCGGTGGTAATCTTTATGGATTGAATGAGGACTTGACTCTTGTAGATAACGAAACTGGCGAAGCAGTAGCACAGGTCGGTAAGAACGAAAAGCTTGTGAAGCAAGGCACAACAATGCAAGTCACTTCTACTGACAGACTAAAAGCAGAAGAACTATCTCAGAAATATGATACAAATGAGATGGAAACTCGTTTAGAGAATATAGAGAATGATGTAGAAGATTACAGAACTCAACAAATGCAAAAGCGAGATGTTCCTAGACCAGCAGCGCCAACTGCCGGACCTGTGGATAATTCATGGAGAGAATCATTAGCGATGAGACACTATGACGAAAGTCCTTCTTATCGTCGCGCCATGAATAGAGTTAGAGGGCGTCCAGAAACTGGACCAAATCAATACGACCACTTCACAAAAGCTACCATAGCATCTAAGGTATGAAAAAGGGGAGCAGAAATGCTCCCCAATCTTCTTAGTCGTCAGCAAGACCCTTGAAGTAGTTCAGGTCTTCATCTTCATCCTCAGCGACTGGTACCGACTTACGCTGTGCGGCGGCCTTAAAAGGCACATCATCGTCTTCAAGAGGTGCCGGCTTGGCATTAGCGCGGACAGAAGTGATATCAAGACCGAGAACCTCGTTCAGCTTCCGCTTGAGGTCTTCGTAGGACTTGAAGTTCTTCGGATCAGTAAACTCCTTGAGAGAGTGTTCTGCCTTCCAAATCTTTTCAAGTTCAGCATCATCCGAAGACAGTGCCGTCGGAGCATCGAAACTAGACAGGTCATAGTTGCGATAGCCTTCGACCTGACGAATCTTGATCTTGAAGTTAGCGCCGTTCCAAAGATCGAACGGGTTCATCGGCTTCTCGTCCTGATACTGCGGGTTCATGGCAAGAGTGATCTTGTCGAAAATCTTCTTACCGAACTTGAACAGCTTGATTTGTCCCTCGTTCTCAGGGTTCTTCGGATCAGTGATAACCATGATGTTGGCAATATAAGTCAGACGGCGCTTCTGTTCGCGGGCCTGCTTACGCGCGGGCGACGAATCGTCAGATGTAGAGTTCCAAAGAGTCGAGTTATACTCAGACACAGGATCCTTCTGGCCGATAGTCGTAAGTGAGTTTTCGATGTACCACTTACCAGACGGACCCTTGAAGCCGTGATTGAAGATACGAACCCAAGGAAGCGCATCATCGCCGTCTACGGCAGGAGCAGGAAGGAAGCGAATGACTGCATAGCCATTGCCAGCCTTGTCTACTTCTGGCTGCCAGAACCGAGTGTCTTCCTTGCCACCACTTTCAGCGGGTGCATTAATCTTTTCAATTTCGCGGGTAAGACGACCGATATCAGCCGAAGACTTCTTGAGGGATGCAAAGTTTGACATTGTATGTTCTCCATGTATGCGTTGTATAGCGTTGTATGTTTAGTATGATAGCACAGGAATCTCCCTGTGTCAAGTATATATAGTGTTCTCTACGTGAGATTTCAAGAGGTCTGCAAACTTTTTTTTATCTATCTGTGTGATAATAAAGGGCGCAAACTTCTTTGCTTTGAAGCTAAGTTTAGACCAAATGAAATCATCTGGCAGTCTAGCATCAAACTTCGGAACGAACTGGATGAAATAGTTGAGTATCACAAAGGTCTGATAGGATATTGTACCATTCATCAGAGTCGGTATAATGTCTGGATACTGACCATCAAACCGTAAGGCGGGTTTGATATCTCCTATTCTTTCCAATTCGTTCCGAAATACGTAAGACATGGACTGGTTAGTCTTCACATATGCTTTGGTGTTATCAAAAGCCTCATCTTCTAATAAATCACCAATCCATGTCTTATCTTTTAGTAAGTTGGCCACAAGATGGTCTTGCATGTTCTCACACTTTCTGGCCAGCTTTTCAAACTGAAATCTATCTTTCCTGTTCAGGTAAGTTTCCTTACCAACATTCTTGACTTTACCATTATACTTGAAAAAGTCGTATGAGTCAATGGTAAAATGATTTTTGATGGCAAGGTAGAGACAGAAAGTTTCATATCCTGATAGCTTCACTTTAACCTGTAAATCTTGTTGGTATATCCATAAGAAAGATTAGCATAGTCTTCAGGCTTATATACCACGTGAGGATCAACTACAAGCTCGATTCTATCATAGTTCATATGGTTACGCAAGTAAGAATAAGTGTTGGAAGTAAAAAATACTTCTTTACCCTCTGCTCTTTTGTCAAGCATATACTGCCAGTTCTTATATGCCAAATCATCTTCTTGGAAAACACAAGACATGATTAGAACATCCTCATCTGGAAACTCCATCCTGTTTATAGGATAGGGCGGTGCATTGTTGCCAATACATGCCAGAACAGTGCCTACATTGTAGTATTCTTTTTGGACAGAAGAAACAAGATTTAGGCCTGCCATCTTAATCTGCACATTAAGCATTCCAAAATCAGCACACACCGTAAGAATCTTTTTCTTATAGAAGTGCTGATAGTTTCCGCTTAAAAATAGCGCAAGATTGAATGAGTGTGTGGCATCAATATGCTCAGATGAAAAAGAGAATAGACCTGTGTAAGAGTCTACAACATACTGTGATGTTAATAGGTCTTTCACTTCGCGGATATTGTTGATAAGCTTATCATAATACCAATCGGTAAGCTCTTCATCATACTCTTCGTTGTTGAAGAAGAAGTTGAAGCGGTCTTTCCATATCTCAGCATTTGGCACACTCTCAGTCAAAAGAGTGAGTATAGGACTCAGATTGTAAAATATCATAGCGGTAATTTTGTGGTATTTGATTTAGGCAAAAAATGTAAGTCTTCTGCTTCTAACTGTATCTTTGATTTAAGAGCGCCTGATATCAGCTTTGCTGCCAATTCTACCTCTAATCCAGTTTCTTCACAATACATGAGAATTGCATCCATATATGGTATATTCTTCTTTGCTACGATAGTCTCAATAGACAAAGAAAACGTTGTCATTTCATCCTTTGTCGGCATTATCTTGCCTTGTCAGGAGTATATTCACTAGATAGCTTATAGTTTGTCTTCACATCAATCATCATCTTTTCTCCGTTTCTATCAATTGCAACTCTAACATCTTCATCATCACCGTGTAGTGTAGCCAGTTCAGTAATCATATCATCAGGTGTTACGATTTTCTTACCTGTTCTATTGTCTTTGGTAAAGATAGTTAGAATCTTATCACCCTCTTTCAGTCCTGCTTTTCCAGCAGCACCACCAGGCTCCACACTTTGTAATATAACATTACTGCCGTCATCTGTCAACCCAATAGCTACATTTATTACACGCCATCTGACTTCACCGAGAACATTGAAATCGTGAATTACCTTCTTTACGAGATTAGATGGAATACAGAAGCCGTAGCTACCGCCTTCACCAGATAACATGATTTCGCTGACACAAATAACTTGTCCGTTTTCGTTGAAGATTGGACCACCAGAGTTGCCTTGATATACCTTAGCATCAACTTGGTCTAGATACTTTGGATTTGGCCCTGCCCGTCTGTTCTTTGCCGAAAGAATGCCCTCTGAAACAGACCAAGTTAGACCCCAAGGATTACCGATTACAACAATCTTGTCGCCCTCAGTTGTTTCATCGCTGTCACCAAGTTTAAGATTTACGGGCTTTTGTTCTTTCTCAAATAGTTCCCAATCAAGCAATCTGAGAATTGCAAGGTCTACAATCTTATCCTGATAGACTACCTTTGCTTCATACTTCTTGCGCGAGTTTGGTGAATAGACACTAATCTTGCCGTTACCATCAATGACATGATGATTGGTAATAATCATGTTGTCTTCAAGAATGAACCCTGAGCCAGAACCTCCGCTTGTCGCATCAATCTGATTTGTGATAAGCACTGTGCCTGGCTTGACTTGCTCAACCAACTCAACTGTGTTTCGTGGTCTTGTGTCTAGATTGAAAGCTATGATAGAAAGCAATATGCCTCCTAACAATATTGCGTAAACACCCTTTGGCAAACTATATGTCATTATTGCGACCCTTTCTCAGGCGGAACTTGCTGTTCTAAAATTTCAACATCAGGCACTTTTGGTTTATACGTATCACCCTGCTTTGGTATTATCTTACCCATGATGTTGTTAATAGCTTCTGTTATAGATTCAGAGATATCACCTTCCATATCACCACCCTTTGCATTCTTTGGCGGTATTGAATTGATACGGACTTCTTTGCCTTCCATCATAGCTTGTTTTGCTTTTTCAAACTCTGCTGCTCTATCGTTTGAGTATTCGAGATAATATGTCTTTGGTGCATATTTCGGATAGACATACTCATACCACTTCGTATCTACTCTAGGAAAGAGACTGATGATAATTGCACCTTCGCTCATGTCTGATGGATTGATAATAACGACAGATGCTAGAACACCCTTGACTTCTTGCTTTTCATTTGCAGGCCATCCTTTGACGCCATCAAGAGAGAAGTATACAGCATTTGCTAGAACAACAAACAGAGCAATGACAATAAACTTCATTGTCTTGTTGTTCCAATAAAATGCTATTGCTGTTGTCAGTGCAATGAACAATGCAAGCATGAGTAAAATTGTTTGTGTCATGGTGTTTTGTTTCCAACTCTTACAGATACAAAGTCGTTCTTGAAGCGAAGAATATTCTTGTTGCTGTCCATGACAAAGCGAATGGCTGTCTTTTCTTGCCACACGCTTTCCATCTTCAATTCAAGATGCTTGACGACAATGAATGATGGATTGATTCTGACTATCTCAACTATGACAGGAACATCAATAAGCTCACCAGCAGACAATGCCAGATTAGTTTTTGGATCTAAGCAAGAGTATACGTGAAGATTTAGAACATACTCGCCAGGAAATGTACCGCGCAGTGTTACAAACTCTTTGTTATCTGGATCAATTACAACTTCTTTGCCGTCTATTTCGTAGACGCTGCGGCGCTTGCCCATATCATCACGCTCGAAATACATCAGACCAGCTTCGCTGAAACGATACGATACGACATTGTTTTGTGGATCACGAACCCACATATCAACATCGCAGTCCATCTTTTCTGGCCACTCAACAGTCAAAACATAGTCGGCATTCTTCTTGATGCCTTCTGTGTTCTTCGTGATTGGTGCAATGAGAAGTGTGGTAAGAATGAATAGAACGACCGTGCCTGTCAGCAGGTTGATTAGAAGGTCAATATATGCTGTGCGGAAGTCGAACTTTCTATGACTCATCATACGTTACTACGTATAGCAAAGTCTTTGAGATAAGACTTGCTAGAATACCAACAGCATTTGTGTAAAGAGCAATACCAAGACCGACAGACATATGAGCTAGAAGTCCAGACAGACTTGTTGGGTCAGTGACCGATGCAGATGTAATGCCAGAAGAAAGTAGATAGATGAAGCCGATAACCGTACCTAACATGCCAAGAGCTAGCATTTGTTCTGATAGGAACCAGCAAGCATCTACAAGCTTGCTAGCATAGTCTTTTGTATATGCAACATAACCAATGAGTGATGTGGTTATGATGTAAAGAATAGCGAGGGCCGTTGTGATCATCGTCACATCATCGTGCCAAATCTTCTGAATTATTCCAGTATGATATGCCCAGAAAACGCCAGAAGCTACGGCTAGATTAGTAATCCACCAAATATAAAAAGGCTTAACAACTTTCATACAGACCTCGCTATTTTATGTCTGTTTTATTTAGTCGTTCTTGGACACGAACTTGTTTAGAATTTCAGCCAATGCGATAACGCTATTCACATCAATCTGAGGAACAATGGGATATGGTGGAAGAACAACATCCTTGTTTTGCGAAAGAGCGATAGATGCCTTTTCACGTTCAAGGCTCCAATCGTTTTCAAGACGAATGCGTTCGTTCATTAAATTTTCTGTGATGATTGATTGGGCCATTGCCAAAAGATCAAAGCGAATTTCATATGGTGTTTTTGCCATAATATATCTCCATTGTGTTTTGTGTGTTGGTGCCGTGTTTAGGTTTGTTGCAACGGAGACACGGCGTTCCGTTTTGCCAGTTCGTTATACGATGCACCTAAAACTGGCACTAGTGCAAAGGTGTTATACCTTCATGTACTTCTGCATGACAGTTAGCACATAGAATAACACATTTTGAAATTTCATTCTTGATTGCACTGTCCGACATTGACCACATATCAGAGATTTGATAGTCTTTTGTCGATGAGTCAATGTGATGTAAATGAAGGGCTCTTGAAGACCTATCATATCCACATAACTTACAAGAATACGATCCGAGAGTTTCAATGATCAGGGATTGAACGTGTTGGCGTTTCTCACTGATAAGATTTAGATGGCAAGGAATGCATCTGGGTTTGTATTTTGCTTCACCCTTTGCATTTGTGCCACTCTTGTAAAACTGTGAGAGTGGTTTTGTCACTTGGCATCTTTTACACTTTTTCATCTCAGCCTCAGTAAATGGTGGCCCGTTCTGTTTCTAGGTGGAACCATACCCACAGGTCTTACGCTGCTAGAGCGAAAGCCTTAGATGCAGGAACGTTATCGTTTGCAACTATTGTTTTGCGCTGTATACGACAGTCGCCTCTCGGTTATCTCCAATTCACTATTTTACACCCAGTCGATCCTAGTTCGCCCCCATCAAGAACACACCAAGCAAGGACATAGTGGTCTCAAACCACAGTTCTTAGTTGATTAACGCACCTTGCGGAACCTGAACCGTTTGGTGTGTTCGTGGTGGAGGCGTGGGGTACTGCCCCCCAGTCCTCAGTGTTTTTCGATCCTCTTCATCGATAACATAGTATATATGCTTTAAGCATACACACCATTCTTTGCTGGCACCTGAATGAAACCTTCAGGCTTACCATCATCTCCTACAATAGCGGCTGTTAGATGGCCGCCATACACACACGCTGTATCAACGTTTGTGCGATCACCAGCCTGCTCAATTGATCCTCTGAACGGAGTATGTCCGTGATAGAAATGCTTACCGAGATAAGCACATTGAGTTGGCGTATATCTGAACCAAAGCAACATAGTATCAGATTGATCTGCCATCTTCACATGAGGTGCACCGCCAGCATGAGCAACAATGATTGTATCGTCCTCATAATACTTAGGCAGAGAGCGCATCCAGTCCATTGCCCACTCAGGTATATAATGACCGCGAAAACCACCGAAGCTGACGATGGTCTCAGCAGCATACATCAACTCACCAGAGATAATCATGTCCTCATGATTGCCCATGAGAGCAATAGCGCCCTCTTTATCCTGAAGCCATCTAATCTGCTCTACAACTTCTTTTGATTTTGGGCCGCGATCAACATAATCACCAACAAAGATAAGCTGGTGCTTCTCCTTTGCATGATCCATGATCTTGTCTAAGAGTTCCATCAACTCATCATAACAGCCATGAATATCACCAATTACGTAACGTTTCATATTTTATTTCCAATATCTACGAACAAACAATGGGCCAAATCTATAACTTGTGTAGGGATTGCCATTGTTGAATCGTGCCACTTTTTCAAGACCCCAATCTTTAGGATTCCATAACCAAGACCAATACATCACTTTCTCTTTCTTGTAGCCTTCTTGGGAATATCATCATATGCAGTCCAACGCTTAATGCTTCCGTCTTCTGCAATCTTGATGTATCGCTGTTCTTCTAGTGCTTGAAGTGTAACGGTGGCTCCCTTTAAGAAACCATGATTACGACTAGTCCATGCACAGATGCCAAATGCAATACAGATTGTTCCGATCATCCAAGGTTCTAGGTACATTAAATATTTTCCTGTTTGTAGAGATGAATTTTTTCCAACAAGTTCTGTACATAATAATTCTTGTCTCTAATAAAAACTTGAGGCGTTTCACTATCATCCGTAGCTATAAGAATGACAATCTGATCAACTGGTCTTCCGACAAGCTCTTCATACATTAGAGCATATGCTGTGCCTTGTTCGAAGTAGTTTTCAATCCACTGTTCTTTCTTTTGTCGCGTGGAAGTTTTAAAGTCAATGATTGATAAAACATTTCCAAATTCAGCGATAACATCCGTTCTTCCAGCAACGCCAAGCTTCTCACTGTATAGAGGACTCTCAATATAGTGTATATTGTCGATCAAGTCAAGTGTTTCTTGCATGTCACGAAAAGATTGTTTCATGTCAGGCATTACACCATCCAGAAAGTGATCCTCTCCACGAAGATAACTTTCCATCATGTTATGGAATTTTGTACCGCGAATGGAAGCGCGAGTTGATATCTTGTCGGCCTCTTCGTGACCAACACGATTACGCCATTCAATCATAGCCTTCTTCTTGAAGTGTCCGAGAACAGTTGTGACAGAAGGCAGCTTCTTTCCGTTTGGAGAAATGTAGAATCTTTCGCCGGTGCTTTCGTCAGTTTCTAGCTGTTTGAGTTCAGGTAAGCCCTGTACGAAATTAAACTTCTTCACGCTTCATTCCACTTCTTCAATATCCAACTGGAACTATTCTTCTTGTTTTCTCCTCCCACACCGAATACAAACTCAACATCTTCTAGTCCGCATTCCATCTCTGGGATGTTCTCTTTCGTTCTATCTCCGCCGTTCGCAAAGATAATCGTGTGGTCTGGGTTCTCTTCACGAATGCGGCGAATAGCGTCAATAGCAGTGTTATCAGAATCATCGAAAGCAAATACATCGTAGACACTCCTTAAGTTTGATAAGATTACAAATCGTTCTGTCCATGGCATGAAAGGCTTACCCTTCTTTCGAGTAAGCCAATCATCGCTGTTTAGTCCAACGAATAGTACATCGCCAAGCTTCGCGGCCGCGTTGATATATTCAATGTGACCCGAATGAACGGGATCAAACCCACCTGTTACTAATACTATTCTTGGCATCTTTATAGTCCTAATTCGTGTTTCTGAATTATGTATGACTTTACCAGACCAGAGCGAACGATATCCTCTTTGGTAAATTCTACGTGTTGAAATGTATTTATTCGGTTAGTGATACGCATCAACTGAGTAACACCTTCCTTTTCGTGCGGCTTGTTCAAGTCTGTCTGTCTGAAATCGCCACAGACAATCAGTCTGCTTTCATCGCCCATGCGTGTCATCACCGTATCACATTCCTGAAATGACAAGTTCTGACTTTCATCCAATATTACAATCGCATTGTTGAATGTCAGACCACGAAGGTATGATGTGGTTGTGAATTGTACAATGCCCTTCATCTTCAATATGTCATAACCATCACCACGACCAAACAGACTGTCGCAGATTTCGCGGTACGGTTCTTCATAGACTTGAATCTTTTCTTTCATTGAACCAGGTAAGAATCCCATATCTCTGGAAGGAACTACGGACCTGATTATTACTATTTTATTATAAACTGTCTCTTTTGTCAAGAGTTCGTTTAATGCCAAGTAGAGAGCGCAGAATGTTTTGCCTGTTCCAGCAAAACCATGAAGCATAAGATGATAACCTTGATTATACGATTGAAAGACTTTCTCTTGATTTGGTGTGAGTGGTTTGATATGTCTTAGTTCGAAATGTGCTGCCTTCTTTTGTGCTTCTTGTTCTTTATTAGCGTTTCTGTTCTTTGGCTTTTTAGACATGGGTACTCCTTTAAAAGCAAAAGAGAGCGAATCACTTGCATGACCGCTCTCTTCTGATACTCGTAAAATCTTTTTGTTTCTTTTCATACTTCTTTTGTGATTGTATGGCGCCTTTCAATTGACTTACCAAGTGGGTGTGCTTCTTTAACACGACCCAATACATACTTTGAGAAATCTGAAGGCGGCTTCGTGATATTCAGACGAATAGGATCACCTAAATTCATACGAAATGTTTGATTGACCTTGGGATTGTCCGCAAGGAATTGTTTTAGTTCTTCATAGGACATTTGAAGTTCAAACTCTTCGCCTGTCTCTTGGTCTTCAAAACTGTAAATCATATTTTTATTTAGTATCTCCTTAATTCACAAATGTTTCAACCTTCTCTTACAGCCAAGAAAAATAGGTAGAACGCAAACATACCAAATAGAGCAAGAGCCAAAACCTCTATTGAAGAAATGCTCATCTCTTGTCTCCTAACGCCGCGCGCAGTCGTTCAATCTCTTCGTCTTGCTCGGCAATCGTATGGTTCAATGCTGTGATGATATGATCCTTAACAGCAAGTTGATCCTTCAACTCAGATACATGAAGTTTATGGAAAGACTCACCGAATCTTTCGTGGATATCTTCACCAATCTTTTTGTAGTCTGGAGTCTTCACTCTCTCTTCTCCAATATATCGCGCTTTCAGTTCCTCATAGTGTTTGGTGTCTATGTAATATGGCCACATTCCATTACATTGAACCGGAACGTTGTAGTATTCTGCCAACTCTTCATAATGTTTAGCATCATCCCACATAGCAGTAATGCCGTTGGTCACTTCACATACTCCGAGTTAAAGCCAAGTTCAATCAGCGCAAATTGGATCATCATCATAGCCACATCACGATTCTTGAACTGTGACCTTGCTTCACCACATTCAGCAGTAATGCCAGTCGGTTCATGAACCACTCGAATGATACTGGTGGTCAAGCCAACTTGCTGACCGCCCTTGTTTGGGTTGATAACAGTAATCTTACAGTCATCTTTCCAGTTAGGCATTGATCCACTCCGGAGGGTTACGCTTTGTCCACTTGTGCATTCGAGCCTTAGCTACGCGGTAGTAGTTGCGATAAGACGCGACACTATCGTGCGGCACTTTATATTCATCAGGCATTGCAGGCGTTACAGGCGTCAGATAGCTAACAGGAATAGCAAACGGTGGATGCATAAGAGCAACTACCATATCTTCACACTTATGGATCTTACCATAACGATAAGTGTATTCGTGAAGCAATGCGACGAAATGGCAAAACAACCAGTTGTAGTTGTTGTTGGACGCTCGGGCCCATACAGCGGACGGATGATTGATATGCGTAGCTGCATATAGATGCTTCTCGCGATCATCAGGCAAACGCCAACGCTTGACGTTCCGGCCAGTTTTCGTCTTGTCGGTGTACTCGATTCCGTCAACTATTCGATGTGCGGTCGAAAGTAACTGGGCAGTCTCCAGAACCATTTTTACCACATGCTTGTCGACCATCATCTGAGCGGACACAGTAGGATCCGAGTCTAGGGCAAAAATGTTCATTTAGATTTTCTTTCCATTCTGAAGTATATTTGTCAAAATCATTAAGCAGATCATTCAGAGTCATTTTCAAAGCGAAGTATTCGTTTTGCATAACTTTCTCCTTATGCCCTATTGTGGGCATAAGTATTTATACTTACTCTTTATTTTGGCGAAAATATTCATCTATGTTTTCCTGCCACTTCTTGTTCCGCTTTACCAGTTCTTGGTAAAGACAATACAAATCATACTCTGAAATAGCACCCTTGTCAAGAGGCCAGTAATACCAGAAGCCGTCTTCCAGCATTACAAACTCGCCTGCCTTTTCGGCCTTTTTGATTATGTCACTCACTACTTCACCTCAACAGAAGGCATAATCGCGGACGGCTTGAAGATCACACGGTACTGATAGATATCAGCATTAGCCGACTCAACCTGTTCCACAAAATATGTCACGTTATCAGAGATGCCGAGAAAATGCTTCTTGTAATCCTTCGGACCGGTCTTACAAGTCACTTCAAGCTGAACATCCTGTGCGTCTTTCTTAATGGAACAGTTGCCCTCAATCGTCAGCATATACGAATCCGTAATGCCGTTATAGAACACAATACGCCGCTGGATTTCAAACATATCAGCAGCCTTGGACAAGTTCTGGGACGCAATCTCAGCATCCGTACAAGCACCAAGACCAAGAGCAACGCCGACAATACCAAGAGCAGACAGAACACGCTTCATCATTTCATCAATCCTTATGTGTTAACAATATAACCAAACTCGCGCATTGCTTCGAATGCCAAAGCAAGGCCAGCCATCAGCAAAACAAACTTGATAAACATATTATGCCAATCGTTTTTGTTCCAGATTGCGAACAACCAAAGAAGAAGAACGGCAACAAACGCTTCGATCATAGTTTAGTCCTCAATCGCATCAATGCGGAATGTCTGGTTGGGTTCAACATTCAGTGTACGGTCAAGATCGACCGAACCATCAGGGTTCCATGCGCGAACACGGATCTTCTTGATGCCAGGTGGTACTTTCCATGTCGCAGTGTTTCGTTGAGCCGCGTCAGCAGCCGTTGAACGACCGACACCGATGCCGGCCATGATGACAGACACCGCACCGACTTTCGTGCCGAGTGCCTTGATAAAGTTGCGTTTATCCATTAGATTTTACCTTTCGATAGATTTCGATTGCGGCGCCGATAGCAACAAGACCAAATGCGCCAGCATACAGCCCAATCCATTCGGGCTGTTTTCCGCCTGATGTTACATATATTAGAGTATATAGCACCAGCAGAAAGCCGCCATAGTCAAGCGTCCTATTCATTCGACCCTCGGATGTCGCATGTCAAAAGTTTCCATCCACTCAGCCAAGACCTTGATGGCCTGAGACTGAGACATACCGTCAAATCTATTTCGCAGATAGGGAACGGCGCCAAACATATTAGTGACGCCGCTCTCTCTCAACCCATCAAGATATCCAAAGAACATCTCTTTACCGAGAACCAAATCTTCATCGGTCATTGTAACCTCACTTCAGGAAGTTGGCCACGTCGATACCGTCCATGCTGTCCCAGTCGGGATCAACAGAGTAGGTACCACCAGCATACTCACCAGCATTCTTCATGCCGATTTCTGCCAGCAAGCGGTCGGCCTCAGCGTCGGCACGATCCTTGAGGACATTCCGTGCCGCCTTCTTGGCAGGCGCCGAAGGAGTCTGCTTAGACTGACGAACCTTGACAGGCTTTGAAACCTTTGGCGTTGCAGCCTTAGCGGTCTTTTGCTTGGGAGCAGCGCCACGCTTGGCAGGCGGCACCCACTGATAATTACGAGTGGCCGAATCGCCATCAGAAATAAACTTGTACTCGGTCACAGTCTTGCCAGACTTGACGGTCTCAATCTCATAACCTTCAAGCTTGAGATAGCAGACATATTTGGCGGCATAATTACCGCGACCGACATGAGCATTGATTTCGGCAGGAGTAGCAGAACCCTTAGACTTGAGGAATTCAAGGGCTATAAAATGTGCGGCAAGCTTAGTCATGTGTGTTTTCCTGTGTTTGTTGAGTTAATGATGGAAGTATAGCATCGGCGGTATTGAGTGTCAAGCAACGAAAAGTTGCATCTCGTCCATCCGATGCAACTCATCCAAAATCGCTTCAACAGTAGCGCGGTCGGCCAGCGGCTCATATGTGTAGACATAAGCATAGATGCTGTCCACATCAGTCATGCCCTTTTCCATAGCGGTCCAGACCAGCTCTTCAACGCCGATCAGAAAGTCCTTATAACGACCCATCAGACAGATACCTCCAGAAGATCCTCGATCATGACCTGCGGAACAACCTCAGCGATTGCTCCACCAAGCCACTGATTAATGTGCTTTGAAGTGGTCTTGGAAAACTTCTCAGCGGTGCGAACATAGCCGCGACCCGAGACATACGCTGCAACAGGCGTTTCATACGAGAACAGAATCGTGCCGACAGGCAGATGAACCAGAGTCTGGTTCGCAGCGAAAACGTTAATCTTGATCTTAGCCATTAGGCATACCTCCTACGGGTTGAGTCAGTGTTTTCGAAAGTGTGATTTCCAGACGGCAGCCAGCGAATGCCGGGCTTGGACTTGGTGATGGCCTTTTCGTCAAGGTACGAATACCCACAATAACGACCGGCCGAGTTTAGAGTTACCTCCAGAAGGTCGATCACACCCTGACGGCGCGAAACAGAATCGACCGAATCACCACCAGAATAATCGGACGCGAGATACCCGTTGGCATATTCCAACAGTATATCCACGGGAAGGGTCTTGCGAAACTTAGGCATTGAGGGCATACTCCACATAAAGGTCGCTTTTGGTCTGAGACGGAATCGCTTGCTCATAGTCGTGAGCATTGCGAAGACAAGCCATCGCGCGAACCAGTTCACCCTTTTCGGCGTGACGCATCGCGCTTTCAAGGAACGAAGCCATCAGACGAACTTCCACATCTTCATGATGAAGAATAGACTTGTGAATCTTAGACTTGCGAGGACGAGCCATATTCAGTTTTTCCTTATTAGTTGTCAAACTTAGCGAGAGTGTAAGCACCAGCGTTTGCCAGCGACACTGCGATCCACGGGCGAACACGACGACCACGATCCGCACAAATCACAATGTAGCGTTCGCCGCGAAACGTTCGCTCACCAACGAGCGGAGCGTCAAGACCATATCGCGCGCACAAACGCGCGACGGCCGCATCAATCTTTTCTTTCATCATGTCAGTAGCAGACTTGAGCGCGACAACACCATTCGGGTACGATTCGTGAAACTTGCGTTCAAGCAACTTGGGGTTGATGCCGTAGTCTTCTGCAACTTCCGAGAAGTTGAGAGACTTGCCAGAAAGAGCGGCGTTTTTGAGGTCTTGGAGAGCGTCAGCAATCATTGTCATATACTATAGATGGGGTTGGCAAGTCGGTTTTTCAAGAGCGGAATGCATGTTCTTTTGCATGGCAGGTATGCATCCACCGCACGGCTAAGTCATTGATTTCATTGGGATGGGGTTTTCGGCTAAGTGATTGATTTTATTGGGATTGTGGTGGACGCGGTAGGAAGCGGCTGGAGCGGGTGGCTCAGGCCGCGATGGATCGTACCGCCCACTTCTCAGCCTCAAGCCAGAGCATGTGCTGGTTGATTTCTGCGATATCTTCCCGAACCACGTTCCGAGCCCATGCCCAGACCACGTCCTGGTAGACTTCAGCAACCTTACCCGAACGTAAAGCCTTCTTGACCTTAACGTCAGAGGTAGCAATTGCAACCTTGAGTTCCTGGCTCGAGCGCCAGCCCATACCGTAGGTTGCATTCATTGCGACTACAACCTTCCCGACAGTACCCTTGCCGTTCTTGCCCTTCACAACCTTTACGATAGCGCCCTTCTCAATCTGGCGCACTCGGGTTTCCTCGTCCTCCAGCATCCGCTGATACTTGGAATTCGTCAGCCAATGCAGATACTTAGCCCGAACCTCAGGAGTCGCGTCCACAGTGATGGCCACGGGCTTCCAGTCGGGCCCCTGCATATCATACACGTTGACCAGAATCTGCTTAGGAGACGCGGTGGCCTCATCCCAGACGGTGGCCCAGTCAGCCGAACCCCATACGTCAGACATGATCCGGTAGTTCTGGTCATGCTCAACCTTTAGTACAGCGCCTTCCCAATTTTGTTCGGTGCCGTCAAAACCGCGGTCCTGCGTATTCCAAGCGATAGCCATTTGTAAAGTCTCCGTTAGTGATACACTGGATATGGGTATCCATACCGAAAACTTCAATGTTTATAAACGCATAGGTGGTATGCGTCCACCACATACCACCTTACGCTACGTTATCTGTAAGTCTTTTTGTTACTGTAAAAATCGTCTATCTCATCCGCCTCGTCCAAATGCTCCACGAAAGCTTTTGTCCAGTTGCGGATCGGGCGTCTCTTTTGCCCCTTTCTAATGTCCGCATATTCTTCATCATCATAATCTTCATGACTTCCATAGTAGTTCTTTTTGTATTTCATGCTAATAAGCCCTTACGAGATTAAGTCCCTTCTTGTTGAATTTGTCACGCCATTTTAGAAACGAAGAACCGTGACCCATTTCTTCGTTATAGACATATTGATGATGGTGTACCATTTCGTGGGCTAACACCTCAACAAAAAACTGTTTGGATTTATATCGCTTGTTCATGAGCAATCTGACTGTTCCATTACCTGGATTCTTTTCGTCATAGTCATACCAAGCATGAGCGCCGCGGCGCCAGCGAATATCAATTTCGTCAATTGGCGGCAGAGAGTTGTTAAACAGTTCGCGATTGAGGACATTGAACCATAGACGGCAGTCCTCAACAGTTGTTTCATACTCATAGCTTTCTTTTGTGGAAAGGAGTTTGGCAAGTTTAGATTTCTTAGACATGATCGTTCCTTCTTTAAACGAAACATGATGTAAGACATTTCAACCATTTTTAGTACGAAAACATATCCGGAAAGACTTCTTCAATCAATTCTTTTGTTACGTGCTTTAACTTTATGCGCTTCATTATCATATCAGCAAAAATCTTTGCTTCTTTGGCCTCTAGTGCCTCAAGAATTTGGACAAGAATCTGCTTCTTTCTTTCTAGCGTCAGATTTGCATCTACACGCGGATTGTTCTGCTCAAAGATATAGACGCGATTGATTTCCTTGTGGATAGTCGATTGACCTAGACCAAGAGGAGCATCGCTTACTGTGTAAGGTGGAATTTCGTCAATGACGAACTTGATACCAGGATGATAGTTAGCACGAAGAACACCGCGCAAGCCTGGATTCATATTATAGTATAGTATGGCTTTGGCTGCTTCCACGTGCGGTGCAGCTTCTAGTTCTTCAAACACTTCATGAATATTCTTAATCATTTTGTTTCCTTAAAATTCATCAATTACTTCCATCAGGTTGCTCAGACGCTTATCAATGAAATAGTTAAACATCTTTTGTCGAGTGCTAGGCTTGGTGTTATCATAGCATTCCACAATCTGTTGCTTGATGTTTTCTGGAATAAAATCCAAATCTACGAGCATTTGATTGCGCTTATAACCACGAAGCATATTTTCGTTTACGCAAAACTCTTCTGGAGTCTTATGAAGCCACTCTGAAAGCTTCTTACTATTTATGACCTTTTGACGTTCGCCGAGAGCAAACGTATTGTCAGCAGACAGAAAGTTAGGAATACCATCACCGCGGTCGCCCTTGATGATGTGTTCCTTGATGTACAGGTGAGGATCATCTGCCTTAACATAACGCTTCAAGATAGGCGAATACTGCGTTACATTTGGATACTTTTGTAGCTGCACAAAATCCTTATCGGAAGACAGAATCAAAATCTCTTCGTTACTTGCATGTCGGCCAGACAGAACGGCAATGATATCGTCTGCCTCTGCTCCGTCAACTTCAAGAACACGATAGGGAAAGTTTTCTTTCAACTCTTCACGAATCTTGCCAAGAGTTTCAAAGATAAGATTCCAATCAAAGTCAGACTTCTCACGGTCCTTCTTGCGATTAGACTTATAGAAAGGAAACACATCGCGGCGCCAGTATTTCTTACTGTCGCAACACACAACGATTTCACCATATTTCTGTTTGAATTGCTTTACGTAGGATCTTAGAGAGTTTAAGACCATGTGACGGATCAAATCTTCATCAAGCTTAGTCTTGGGATTTGAACCGATTTGTTGCATTAGATTAGAAATCAGGACCTGATTCAGGTCAATCAAAATCACATTACACCTTTATTCTTTTGTTTCTTCTAGTTCATCTTTTTCGGCAGTGGCAAGATACTTCTTGAATTCTTCTTCATCATCAAAGATAGCTACATTTTCATCCACAAAACTATGTAGGGGATGAGTTAGATCCATGTTACGATATATAACACTTTTCAGCACATCTGTCAAGAAGAGAAAGTCTTTGCTCATCTTTCCCTTTTCGTCTTCAAGTTCTATACCGTAGTTTTCAAGTTCAGCTAAAAGACCAGTAGCAACTTCTGCCACAATTCCATCAGCATATTTCTGGCGACCCTTTTCTTTGGCCTTCTCTACTTCTTCGATATTGGGTTGTACTTCTCGGACGATACGATTGGTAGGAAAGTTTACGATTGTTGTCATTTGATAATCCTTATCAGAACAGTCTCATTATTTATGCGACCGTTTGCTTCCTTAGCTTTACACTTGATATCGTCCATGAACTTTCTAAGAATGACCTTACCGCCATCCTTCAACTTGTTCAGTTGTTCAGTGGGCTTGCGAAGCTTCTTAACAATGGAAGTCTTTTCGTCAAAACCAGTTAGTGTGCTGCCCTTGACGTTAAGCCCAGCAGGGCCCATAGCATTGTAAACAGCCAGAGTTCGATATTTGGTATTGAAGACCCAAAGCTGATTGCAGCCAATGATTTGCTTCGGATCAACCGATACAAGCTTGTATTCATCATCCTTTTCCTTATACTTGAGTTTAGCGACCAGCTGAACAGGAGACTTTTCTTTCTTCTTGCGAGGCTTACGAGTTACCTTAACAAGAGTTGCGCGAGTTTCTGCGGCCGAAACGATAGACCGAATAAACTCAATGTATGCCTTAAGCTTTGGCTTTTTCCAGGAAGAGTAAGCCTCTCTAAGCTGGTCATCCTTGCCATTCAGAGCGTCAAAGATTTCAGCATAAAGAGGCTTATAGTAGTCAGCAATCTTCTGAGCAATCATCGGCTTAACGTCACGCTGAGAAAGCCAATCAACTGGCTTGAACGTACTACCATCGCGGTAGTAATTATCCAGATGCTCTTCTAGATCGGCAATCAATTCATTGGCACGATTAGTCACACGCTCCTGAATGGAAATTACTGGCTTTGCGACTTCTTCTTTCTCTGACGCTTCGGCTTGTCCGTCATTGGATTCGGAACGGGCGCAGGCGGCTGCGAGGGTTCTGATTCGGTCGATGTTACGGTCTTTGATATCTTGCGGGAGATTGCCGCCCAACGAAAGTATACGGCAATTCCAACCACTAGTACGACAATAATTAGAATCAATTCGGTTGACATTTTTGATTAGTTCCTTTTCTGTCTTGTGAAATTCCTTCAAATACTCAATGATCCAGGACTTGGCCTGTTCGCCATCACAATTGTAGTTATACCAGTTATAGGCGTTGATAACATCAACACGCTCAGTTTTTCCACGCAAATCTGGTTCATTTCCAAAATGCTTTGCATCAAGTGCTTTTGCTGTTTTGGTCTTCTTTGCCATAGTTCTTCCTTAGATTGTTGAAGTCCCAGTCTTTGAAGTCGGAAATTACACAAATTCCGTCTTCGAGATAATCATAATTATAGACCATCTCTTCGGCACAGTCAAGGGCTTCTTCAAGATTGGAAAACATCTTATCTGCGTGGAAATAATGATACATCATTTCTGGATCACCCTGCCATTGAAAAGATTCATCGGAAAAGTTTCCATAAATGTTGTCAATAGCTTGATGATATCCAACGCGATATTCTGGACCTTTTGTTAGCAGAATATAAATTCCGTTGTCAGCACTCATAATCGGTTCTTATCTTTTCTACAAATCGTTTTTCTTGCATAGTCTTGTCTTTCCAGTGCTTGCGTGGATTACCACACATAAAACAAGAGCAGGGCTTTCGCGTCTCAGCCATTTTGCGTATGTGTCTCTGCCTCTTTTCTTCATCACCATTATAAAATTCTGGTAGTACGAATCGAAACTTCTTGACTTTATCAATCATACGCTCATGATTGTGACGGCGTTCAGCCCTGCTCTTTTTACCCATACTATCGCTTCCTGTTTCTGGCCGCCTTCTTTCGCTTCTTAGATCCGATCTTTCTGCGACCTGTTCGCGGCCTATTCTTATGTGGATGTGGCATTATACTCTATCTACTCCTATATATAGAATTTTAGTTACAGAATCCAGTCGAAAAGACCGCCAGGCCTGCTTGTCACAATCCCAAACAGAAATAACTTCATCATTCTCACGCCTTGGCACATGACGAACAGTTTCATCAATTGCCTGCTTGGGAAGATGCTCACTCATAAGAGTGCAAGTCATTTCGCGGACAGAACCATCCGCCTTGGTAAACGTAACACTAGCGAAACACTTAGAGAGTGTTTCCTTTAGCTCAGTCTTAGTCAACATTACCATAGACCCTCTGAAGCTCCATGAACTCAACATAATCACGATGGGTAAGGTAATAGCGCAGAAGTGACTTCATGGCGTCACGCATTTCAATGTTGGTCTTCAAGTCTTCGACTTCATAGGGCTTGAGTGTGCCTACCCTATAAGTCAGTTCATTGATTTCCTTTGAAATGAACTCAAAGTCTTCCATTAGAACCTGAGCAACAAGACTGCCAGCAGCCTCAAAGCCAAGATCCATAGTCTTTTCAACAGTCACGTTATACATCTTTTCTTTCCTCTGTTTCGAACTCATTTAAGTATTCTAGCATATACTCTAGGTACTGTCTAGTCTTTTTTACGCCGTGTCTTCCAATATAGTGTGCGATTGCTTCCTCGAGGAAGATCAATGCGCGTCTATCAAGGAACTTGTCAGTTGCGGAAAGCACCTGCTTGTTCAGTTCATCATTGCTCATTGTATCTAGTGCCTATTGTCGTGATAGTACGCAGCTACAAAGCCACCAAAAGCAACGACAGCAAACCAACCGAGCATCACAAACACTCCAACCATCGTGTCTTTGATTGGAAGGTAGTATGCGATAAGAAAGAACGGAAGAAAGACAGCAGTAAGTCCACCAATCAACATTGAGGTTGTGATTGTTGCGTGACGCAATGCTTTTTTGAAACGGTTCTTATCCATTATCATCACCCAACCCATGGTTATCACAATACTCAGCAAACTCTTCGTATCCACCAATGCGATGACCATCGACAAAGATTTGTGGAACAGTCAGAGGAATGTTTTCTGGCAAGATTTCGCGCAGTTCATCACGCTCATAATCAATATTAAGCACAAGCTCATCATATTTCATATGAAGTCGGTTCATCAACTCTTTGGCCTTGACGCACCAGTTACAGTTGGGTTTTGAATAGATTACAATGTCCATTTTTACTCCTTGAAAATCTCTTTATGTTCTTCGTATCCTAAAAAGACCATATAAACGGCAAAAAAGCAAACAGCGGCAAGAAACGCCAGAGATAAGTATCCGACAAAGGCAGGCCACACGATACCTATAGCAAAACAAATCATCAGAAACGCCGCAAACAAACCTGTTTTCATTAGGGCTCTTCGATTAGCAGTCATCATTCAATCTCCACAATAAGGGGCTGATAGTTTCTATACCATTCATTCTCGCCAGGATATCCGCGAGGGTTACAGACAACGCGAGTATCACCAATCATATAGTCAAGTCGCCTATGCGTATGACCATGAACAATCAACTTGGGCGGCTTTCTCATATCTAGTATCTTGTAAGATAACTCAGTTGCGAAGAAGTCATTGCCATCTGAGTGGCGATAGTCTTCGTGAACTGACTGATAAGACGGCAGATGATGAATGACCCAGATATCAGCATCAGAGCTGAAAAGATAATCATGCTGCGTCTTATGAGCATTCATGTATCTATCGTAGTTCATGCCATTGATCTGGCGATAGTCCATCATGTATTCACGAAAATCAAACCAGCGATCAGGACGAATGTCAGTCCACAGAGTGGCACCAACAATCTTCAAGTTGCCAACTGTCTGCGGAATCGGAAAGTCCGTAGCAGCATCACGAAACGAATGCCCGTAATAGTCATGGTTGCCCTTGACCCAAAAGACATTACTCTTCAATACGTTTAGATGAAAATAATCTCGCATCAACTCATTCGGATGAGTATCGCCTGCATTCAGATAGAATACATCTGGATCGGGTTCAAAGAACCACGGCTCAAACTCCATGTGTAAATCTGAAATGATTCCGAACTTCATTTCGTCATGAATCCATTAAAACCACATTTTGAACATTGAACATTGATCTTCGGCGGATTTGTCATAAGCACCACGCCGGGAGTCGGATCATACAACTCACCTCCACAATGGTCGCAAGCAACACCTACCCATGCTGTTTCAAACTCTCTAAGTTCCCTAAGGGTTTTTTCGTATTCACTCAGCGTCTTCATTATACTTCTTCCATCACACTTCGATCTTTTCCGTAAAACTGATCAGTACAGGCATCATAGTAAAAAGCGCCAGCAGCGTACATTCTTTCTTTACGCGCCTTGAATGCTTCTTCGTTTCGTCTAATCAATTCCGCATGTTTGGCTCTCTCTCGTCTCACTTCTAGAGTGGTGCGAATAGATTGCGCCATCATAGGCAACAAGAGCGCATATATGACAATGAGTGGTATAAGCAGAATGAATGCGGTCACTCTGGCAGTTCCACTTCTTTCACGACAGTCGGATTATATCCACCAATCGATTCAGCCCAAAGCAATGCGGCATTAGAACTAGAAGTCCTTACAGTGGACTCATAGATATATGCGCCGATGTTATATCTGACAGTGTATTCTTTCATTTGTAGTATCCTTTACTTAGATTCCAACGATAACGGCGTTCAACGGTAAGAAGAAACGGATGTTCTCTAATCCACATACCGGTGTTTGCGTCAAACTTTTCGCGAAAGAACTTGTCATGTTGCTTGTGACCCGTTGCGATTTCAGGTCGAATAGCCTGCGACAGATTATCAAACTCCGCGTCCGACATGATGGAATTATCATCATACTCATACGCATAAGCGGCCAAGGTCAAGCGGATACGATTTCTCCGCTCAACCTCAACCTCAGTTCCCCAATCGGAGTTCATCAAAGCCCTCATCAAGCATAGGCTGCTCAATCATTTCGACCATAGCGTCAACAATGTGAGGCGGAATGGTCTTACCAGGACGAGAAGCAAGCCGCGCATCCAAGTCCAAAGGAGTTGGAAAGAACACAGCAATCTTCTTGTAATGGTCTGGAATCAGAATCAACTTCTTGGCGCGAGAACGGCGAGTAAGATTGGTCTGATCCCAGATGATACATTCGTCAAGATCGGTCGCAAGAGCAACCTGAGTATACATACGCTTCTCGGCAACCTTGATATTGTCCTTAAAAACCTCATCATAGGTTTTGCCTTCTTGCTTGGCAATATGCTCAAGCAGATTATCAGTTGAAGCGATGAAAGGAGGATCATCACAGTTTTCAAGCTGACGATCCACCCAAGTAGACTTGCCGGAGCCAGGGACTCCGACAAGCATCCACAGAACAGGCTTAGACATAATCAACATCCTTCAGAAATGCTTCCTTGACCTTTGCGTAGGAAGCGTTGGAACCACAATGCTTGAGTATCATAGCAACAATCGCGGCATAAGTCAAGTGTTCATTACATTCCTTGTCCCAGAACTGGAAAACAAGTCCACGAATAACAGGATCGAAAGTCGGAGCATACTTGATGGCAAAGGTCTTTCGATCCATAGTATCACGGTTCTTGATTACAGTCATGTAGACAGTCCAAGCAGACAGACGGAGTTGTTCTATCAAATCAACTTGGAACTTTTCCACTCGTTCCACATCTTCGCGAGGAAGAACAGGAAGCAAGTCGTCCAGTTCATTGTTCAGGATCAACTTCACAACATCACGCTCCTGACCAAGCAGGGACTTGACCTTGTGAATACGCACATACCAGTCCGACTTACACTTTACGCGATAACCATCTTCCCAGCAGATTACAACACCCTCAAAGTCTTCTGCTTGACGAACGATATCCACTATGTAAGACGGATGCTTGGATGAATCAATGTCGTAAGCATTCACAACAGGAATGTTGTAGTGCTTCAACATATCAAAAAAATCAGTGTTTTCCATGACGAATCTCCATAAACTCTATTATAGATGAACTAAATAGAGTAGTCAATAAAAATGTAGGTCGCGGGACGGCAATCCCCACCTACCCTAATGCTAACAAGGAACATCAGCATGTATATTTATCTATACAAGACAACGAACCTTCTCAACAATAAGGAATACATCGGCGTTCATTCCACACAAACGCTTGATGATGATTACATGGGATCAGGCACAGCCATTACCAGAGCAATCAGAAAGCACGGCAAGAATAACTTCCGCAAAGAAATCATTCAGTTCTTTTCTTCCGAACAAGAGGCATATGAAGCAGAGGAAAGAATAGTCAATGAAGACTATGTTTCTTCCGAACATACCTACAATCTAACGGTCGGCGGTAACAGACCACCACCATTCAATAAACCACATACACCAGAAACCCGACAGAGACTTATAGAGTATGCTACTACTGAAGCAGGTAAAAACAAAAACTCAAAAGCAGGAAGAAGAGGTTGGGAAGTAAAGGGTGAATGGACACAAGATGAGATTGACCGCAGAGTTGCCACCAGAAAGAAAGATGGATCATATTCTGTTGATATGTCTTCTTGCCATACACAAGATGCTATCAAGAAAAGATGCCAATCTCGCCTGATCAACAAGATAAAAAAGATTGAGTCGTTTTACGGACAGTCTATTTCCTTAGAGTTGATACAAAAGGCAAGAAGTGAGAGAGTTGTTTTCATTTCCGAAAAGGCACTCTCTCAACATCTTACAAACGAATATACTCACCTGTTATCATATGACGAGCAGCAATCAATATGAGATTGTCCTTAGGATAGTCAAGAACAATACGCTGCTGATTGCTTACCCACTCAAAGATAGGAGTAATCTCGTTAGAGATGCACCACTTAGAAAACTCCAGATAGCGAGGGTTCTCAGCAACAAACACTTCGGCCTGCATGGAAACATCAGTGACGCCCATCTTGGTGCCGAAACGAATAACACCAGAACCTATACCTATCTCAAACGGAGCAATCATGCTGCCGTCCAACTTCTCAAAAATCTTGTGTGACTTGGAAAAGTCTAAGTTCTCAACAGCGGTCTCTTCCTTTTCTCCAATGTTATGAAACTTGTGGAGAGGTCTACGAGTGATCTTTCCAGTTTCAGAATCGAAGATCAAACCACGACATTCACGCCGATGAATATCACCAGCAGGAAAAGTATCGTGAGTTGCCACGACATAATTCAGAACAGTATATCCTTCCTTCTCAGCAACAATAAACTCAGGAGAGTCTTGTATGTGTGGAAGAATATCGCTTATGTGTCTTATTTCAGGATACATTTCTTACCTCAAAAGTTACCATCACAAACCTGTAACACCCGAACACCTTCTGCTCTAATGGCATTTACAACTCGTTGCCTATCATCAAACCAATACTTGGGGTTTCCCCAATCATTACGGATTTGTTGAAGTAGTTCAACCTTGATGATATCATCCGGACGATGGTCCTTTACTGGTCTCATGTAAAGTTGATGATATGTTACAGCAAACTTATCCATCTGCTGTTCCGTAACTTCACGACTTTCCTCTCCCCTACCCGAACATAGAATGATGTTATGTCCTGTATCCATAAACAGATGGACAAGATCAATAATGTCGTGATGTGGAGTGTCGTTAGGAATGCCCGCCGTAAAAGCACGCCAGTTCTTAGGCTTCGTAGCGACGAAAGCCCGGCGATGCTCAATGTTCGCCAGGGTTCCGTCAATGTCGAAAACGACAATCTTGGTCATTGCTTTACCACTCCAAACAAAACGTCACCTGCATCATTAGGGAAAGTTGAACCCCAATCTGCGATGTGCTTTTTATCAGATTCTTCATTCATGCCGGCAAACGCGACACCGTCCATTCCCTTGATGTAATACTTGATTCCATCGTAGGGATCCTCGACTCGGACGATACCGAC